GAGCCTATCCCGTCCCCCGAGGCCCAAGGCGATCCGGCGGCGTAACTCACTCATTTCTTGCGGGCCTGCTTGGCGCGCTCGTCCCGGGCCATCGCGGCCTTGATCAATTCGCGCTGTCGAGGCGACCAGCCGGTCAGATCGGGCTCCTTGCGGGGCGAGGCCGCCAGAACCTCGGCGTCCGATCTGGACTTAACCGCATGACGTTCGCCCGGCCTATCGAGCCCGAGCGGCAGCGTCTCTTGCTGGCGGCGCTGTGCGCGCTTGTCGCCCGGCAGGGTAGGCACATCGGGAGAGGCCAACGATTCGAGCGAAATCTCAATGCGGGCGGGCGAGCCATACCGCTTGATGCCCCCGCCGATGACCTGAGCGTCGTCGACATAGGCGATTTTGTTGAGGGCATCGACGATCAGCTTTTCGATATTGTCCTTGTCCGGCTTGCGGGTGGCCATCAACTCGCCCCGGGCGGCGGCGGCCTTCAGGGCCTTGTTGAATGATCTGGGCGTCTGGAAAACGGCGGTAAAGCGCAGCATGACGGGCCCGGTCCACGCCTTATGGTGCGGGTGGGCCCGCCGGAACGCGGCGGCAATCGCCTTCTCAGCCAGAACGGTATCCTTGGGGGTATGGAGGCTGACGATCGCCCTCGGGCCCTCGGGGCTATCGACGATCCGCGCGCTGGCGCGGGGACGCCCCTTGCCCTTGGGCACCCCATTGTCATCAAAGACAGGGGGGCCCTCGATCTTGAGCGTCACCCGCTTGCCCATCAGGCGGCCACCTCGGGCAGCTTGGCGTCGATGATGTTGATCGCCTCGCGGACGGTATTGGCCTTATCGGCCTCGTCGTCGCTGATGCAGACGCCGAATTCTTCCTCGCTGGCCATGACGATTTCAACGATGTCCAGGCTATCACAGCCCAGATCATCGACCAGCGAAGCGTCATCGACGACCCGCTCAATCTCAAGGCCGACATGCTCGGCGACCAATTTCCTGAATCTCTCTGCTGTATTGCTCACGGCTTTTCCTTTCACTGATGCCATCGTTGGGGCCGAAGCGTCACCGCCCCGGCCCCTCGGGGGCATCAGTCCTCGGCTTCTTCCTCGCCGTCGAAATCTTCCTCGGCGCCGCCTTCGAAACCGAATTCGGGATCATCCGGATCCGTCTCGGCCTCCCGCTCGCCGCCCATATAATCGTCGGCGCTGGCGCGCGTGACCATCACATGCTTGCCGATGGCGCGGTGCAATTGGAGAACCGCGGCATCTTCCTCGTCCTCGCCGAAGGTCTTGACCTTGCCGGTGATAACGATGTCGCCCGCCATCGCGACCTTCGTCAGCAGAACGCGGATCGAGGTGGTGCCATTGGCCGCGACCGCCTCGACGACCTTGCGCACCAATTCCTTCGCCGCGTGCTCGCAGGCCGCCGCAATATCATGCTGCTCGGCTTGGCTGGTCGCCGACCACGGCTTGGGCCGGGACTTGATCAGGTCGAGCAGGAAATCGCGCACGTCGAAAACCATCTCGTCCGAATTGACATCGAGTTCGTCGGCCATGTTTTCCATGCGCTCAATCGCGGTGGTGTGCTGCGGCTCGCCCGCCGCCGGTTCTTCCAATGCGGCCGGCGCATTGTCTTTCGCTTTGCCCATAGATCAGGACTCCTTGGTGTTGATGGCCCGCCGGGGCGGGTCGGGGTAATGGCCCGGCGGAAGCCAGACCGTTTCAGACCGCCAGCGATGCGGACGGGTGAAAACAAGCGCGCAATAGTCAGCCATCCCGCCTTCGAATGGCTTTTCCATCGTATCGATCAGGTGGCCGGGCGGCATGGTGTGCCGCTCGCGGTAGATGCCGGTCTGCGAGGGCTTCCATCGCCCGGCGAACTTATTGTTCCGCCACCGCTCCTGCGAGGCGAGGAACGCGATTGGCAGGATGAAGGCCGCGCGCCGGACATTGAAGCGGTCCAGAATGGTCGAAATGATCAATTCGGCAATGTCGGCTTCGTAGCTATAGGGCGGGTTGCAGATGACGCTGGTCTGGCGGTTCGAATGCACCGGCATTCGCGTGATCTGGGTCAGGATATTGCCGCGCATGAACTTATGGCGCGGGTGGCGGTCGATGATGTCGCTGCCGATCGTCGGGTGCCCATAGCGTTTCGCTACATCGAGGATGTTGCCCTTCCCGCAACATGGATCCCAGATCAAATCATCATCGAAGCTGTGCCCGGCGAGCGCGAGGCCATGGAACAGCTGCTCGACCACCCGGGGGCTTTCGCAATACCAGTCGTAAGGCGCGCGCTCCCATTTCTTGCTGCGGTCCCCGCCAGCGGGACGATTGACCATCAGCGCACCCCCTTGAGGGCTTCGATCTGCTCGGCGGCCAGAGCCTCGGCGGCGGCGGCGAGCAATTTGAGCGTCTTCAGCGTCGGGTTGAAATTCTCGGTGTCGAGGCCGTCCATTATCCGCCTTGCCACGCCAGCCCGCTCCGCAATGGCCGATTTGGTGATACCGGCTTGCAAAGCGGCCCTGATCTTTCGCAGTTCTTCCATGGGTTCTCCTTGCGCGCATTTAAGTGCGCGGGGATTGCGGATTAACGACGCTTGCAATTGCGCGCAAGCCCGCGCAATAAATCGTCAGCGATTCAAATCGGCAACCACCACAGGAGACGCCTCTATGGCGACCGAACAGGCTCCCCCGATCATGCCCGGGGATGTTATCCAAGACGCAAACGGCCACCTTTATCTCGCCAGCGAGATTCATCGTTGGGGCGTCGGCGCCCTGATGCGCTGGACCGAAGGCGGCCAGGAGCGCGAAAGTTATCACCGGTTGAAAGCCGGGCAATTCGTCCGGCTAGGCCCGGCGCACACGGTCCCCAAGGAGATCGCCCAGCGCCGGGCCGATGCAATCGCCCATCAGGCCGAACTCGACGCGGAGGCTGGCCAATGACCCCGATTCAGAAGACCGCCCACCGGATCGAAATGGCCAACGGGCGCATCAATGCGATGTCCGGCGGCGGCGGCGTCGATATGGGCGCGCTTGAGGAGGTCATGCTTGAGCGCGATGGCCTGCGCGAGCAATTGCGCGCCGAGGTCCGCGAGGCCACCGGCCTGACGGCCATCGATCTGATCCGCGCTCTGTCAATCTAGCTTCGGGGGTTTCTAACTCCCTCCCCCGAGGGCCCGGGCGGGTGCTGTCCACCTAAGTCGCCCGCCCGGCGTCCCCACCCACCACGAAAGGAATGCAATGCCCAAGCAAGTAGAAATCACGCCCGAGGTCCGCGATGTCCTCGAACGCGGCCACTGGCCCTCCGATGACCTTTTCGAGTTGCCCAAGGGCCAGCTTGATCGAAAGCTATACGAGGGCGTCAACAAGGTGCTGGTCGCATTGGGCGGCAAGTGGAACCGGGGCCGACAGGGCCACGTCTTTGCTGGCCCGGCGCGCGAGAAATTCGAGGCGGCCATGCAATCGGGCGTCGCGGTCGATCAGAAGCGCACCATGGAGCAATTCTTCACCCCGCCCGAGATTGCCGACCGGGTGGTGGAAATGGCCATGCCGGGCGATGGCGATTTGATACTTGAGCCCTCCGCTGGCGGCGGCGCGCTGATCGACGCGCTGATCAGGGGCGGCGTGCTGCCCGGCCAGATTGAGGCAATCGAATTGGACCGCCATCTATACGCCAGCTTGCGCGACCGATTTGGCGCGCAGGCCCGGATGATCTGGTTTGGCGATTTCATGGCCCGGCCCATCGAATGCCGGTTCGATATTATCGTCATGAACCCGCCGTTCGGGCGTGGGGCCGATATGGCCCACGTGACCCGCGCGCTCGAATTCCTCCGCCCCGGCGGGCGGCTTTGCGCGATCATGTCGCCCCACTGGACCTTTGCGGGCGATCAGGCCTCGGCGATCTTTCGCGGCCTCGTCAACGATCATCACCACACATGGGATACCCTCCCCGACGGGTCTTTCCGCGCCAGCGGGACGGGGGTCAGCACTGGCATTCTTTCCATCACCAAAAGGAGCATCTGAGCAATGCGTATCGTTCAATTCCACGCCGAGAATTTCAAGCGCCTCGGCCTCGTCGAAATCACGCCCGAGGGCAATCTCGTCACCATCGGCGGCAAGAACGGACAGGGCAAATCGAGCGTCCTCGATGCGATCTTTGTCGCGCTCAAGGGCCGGGCCGTTGCCCCGCCGAAGCCCATCAGGGCGGGCGAGGAAAGGTGCGTCATCCAACTCGATCTTGGCGATCTGGTCGTCACCCGCACATTCCGCCAGCAAGAGGGCAAGCCCTATACGGACGCGATCAAGATCGAGGATTCGGAAGGCCGCCGCTATGGCAAGCCGCAAGAGGTCTTGAACGGCCTGTTGGGAGAAATCGGGTTCGATCCGTTCGAATTCGTCAATCTCAAGCCGAAAGAACAGGTCGCGCGGCTGCTCGAAATGGTCCCGCTATCGATTGACCTCGACGATTACGCCGCCGCCGATACATCGGACTTTGAGAACCGGCGCGATGTGAACCGCGATGTCGCCCGATTGAAAGCGCAGCTTGAGGGCATCCCGAAAAAGGATGTGCCGGGCGATCTGCCAGATCGGGAGGCCTTGCGCGAGCAGCTTGGCAATGCGGCCAATACCAACGCGGCGATCACTTGCGAGCAACAGCGCCGCGAGGATGAAGGCGCTGCCATCGGTCAGGAAGAACAGCGGATCAAGAACGAGCGGGCCCGCATTGCCGAGCAGCGCCGCTTGCTCGACGAGGCCGAACAGGCCGCCAACGAGGCCTCGACAAAGCTGGACGATCGCGAAAAGGCGCTGGCCGCGCTGCCGCCGCTCGACGAGTATGTCGATACCGACGCAATCCGGCAAAAGCTGGCCGAGGCCGACGCCATCCAGGCGACGGTCGATGAACAAAACCGCCGGGCCCAGATCGCCAAGGAACTCGACGCCGCCGAGGCGAAATCGCAGGAATATACCGACGCGATGGCAACCCGGGCCAAGGAGCGGAACGCCGCGCTGGCCGAGGCCGAAATGCCGGTCGAGGGTCTGGCCTTCTCAATCGACGAGAAGGGCGAGGCGACGCTGACCTATGAGGGCCTGCCGTTCGATAAGGACCAGATCAGCACGGCGGCGATGCTCAGGGTGAGCACGGCGGTCGGTATGGCCAGCAACCCCCGCCTGCGGGTCTTGCGCATCATGGACGGCTCGCTACTCGACGAGGACAGCATGAAGCTGCTCGCCGAAATGGCCGAGGCCGAGGATTTCCAGCTTTGGGTCGAGGTCGTCGGCGATGGCGGGGTCGGCATCGTCATGGAAAACGGCACGATTAGGGGCGCGCCAGACGCCGAGGGCGATGCAAAGGAAAAAGCTGCCGCCGAAATCGAGGCCAAGATTGCGACCGCCAAGGCCGAGGAAAAGCCGAAGGCCAAGGCCAGCAAGGGCGACGCCGCCAAGGATGATCTTTTCGGGGGAGAGGAAAAGTGAGCCGCCCCCTGACAGCCTTGGAGCAAGCGCAACGCCAGCGGAACAAGCAGCTTTGCGAGTATGTCCGCAATACCGCACAGGTGCCGCTCGCGGTCCATGATTTCGATGATGACTGGACCCCGGCGGGCTCAATGTATCGCGAAAGCCTGACCGAAGCGGGATTGATCGAGGTCCGCGAGCCAGCGCCGCCAGAGGAAGGCGGCGACGGCGAGCCGGGCGGCCTTTATCTGACCGAGGCCGGGGAGGCGCTGGCCAATGAGTGACAGCCGACTTGAGCCCGATACCGCCGCCGATAGCGACGACGGGCACGCGCTCCACAGCATCGCGATCAGCCTCAAGCGGATCGCCGACGCTGTGTCGGCTGGCGGCACGGTCGATAAACTGGCGGGGCTTCTCGATCCCGAGAACCCCGAGGGTTTCTTGCGGGCCAGCATCAATTGTTACGGGGAGGGCATTGGCGAAGCCCTCCAAGGCCAAATCGTGCGCGGCCAGCGCGGGATTGATCAATACGAGGGACGATAGCACCATGAACAAACGAGATATGGAAGACGCGCTGCGGCGCGAGGTAGAGCAATGGCCCGGCGTCGAGGTCGAGTTTGCCGAGCCGACCGGCAAGGGGCATCCGAAAGCGAAATACAGCTTCGGCGGCAAGATGCTCTCCCACCCCTACGCCTCCTCGCCATCGGATAGCGCGTTCGGCGTGCGCGCCATGCTCGGCGATCATCGCCGGGTCCTGAAGAAGCTAGGCGCCGAGCGGGCCAAGCCCGAGCCGAGCAAGGAGGAAGACGAGGCCCCCTATCGCAAGCCGAACGATGGCAAGGCGAAGCGGGCCAATCCGATCAAGACCGGCACCGCGCCGGTGACGCCTGATCTGGCCGAAAAGCTGGTCGATGTCGGCGCGGCCTCGCCCGAGCAGGCCAAGAATGCCAAGGACGCGCAGCCGATCATCATCATGCGAAACGAGGGGCCGGAGGGCACGCAAGAGCAGCCGGGCGACGATGCGATCAAGGCGGCTTTCGAGGCGCGCATTGCCGCGATCGTCGACGGGATTTATTTCGATCTGCCCGAGGACGTCTATCACGCGGTGCCCCGGCTTTCCTCGTCCGGCATCCAGAAGATTTGCGTCAGCCCGGCGACGTTCTGGCGCGGCTCTTGGCTCGACCCCGAGCGCCCAGATCATGACGAGGAACAGACGATCTACCAGCTTCTCGGCAAGGCCTATCATGTGGCCCGGCTTGAGCCGCATCTGTTTGAGTCGACCTATGTGCGCGAGTTGGACAAATCAGAGGCCCCGAAGGGGGCGCTGATAACCGGCGACGATATGAAAAAGGTGCTTGAGGAATATGGCCTGCCGAAATCGGGCAAGGTTCTCGATCAGGCCGAACGCCTCGCCGACGCTGGCTATCCGGCGAACAAACTCTGGCCGCTGATCGTCAAGGATTGGGAAGCGGAGCGCGGCCAGCGCATCCCCCTCCCGGCCAAGCATTACGACCAGATGGTCAAGGATTCGGAGCGCATCAGCAAGAACGCGGAAATCGCCCCGTTGCTGCAAGGCGGCGAGGCCGAGGTATCGATATTCTGGACCGATGAACATGGCGTGCAGATGAAAGCCCGCGTGGACTATCTGACGCGCGATTGGTGGGTCGATTTCAAGACTTTCGACAACAGCCGGGGCAAGAACGTCAATCAGGCCCTCGTCGATGCGGTGCGGTATAACCGCTACTATATTCAGGCCCCGGTCTATCGCGAGGCAATCGAGCAGATCAGGGTCGGCAATCTGCCGATCATTGAGGCCAGCACGGACGATCAGCGCGCCTTGATTGCCGCCATGGCGATCCGTCCAGGCGAGTTGCAATGCTGGTATGTTTTCCAAGAGAAGGGCGGCATCCCGAACCTTCTGGCGCGCGAATTCCCCTTTTACTCGGTGCCCTATACGACGCTGTTCAACGAGGCGATTACCGACGACGAGGAACGCAAGCTGGCGGTGCGCGAGGCGACCAAAAACCGCACCGCGCTGTTCATCAAGGGGGCGGGCGAGGTCTTGCAGGCCAAGAAGCTGTTCGAACTATATCGCCAAGTCTATGAGGACGGCGAGCCGTGGTTCCCTATCCATTCGATAGGCAAATTCTCGGACGAGGATTTCCACCCCTATTGGCTCGAAGGCTCGCTGGCGTGAGCGATCTTTTCGGCAACCCCGACCCCATCATCCGGATCGTCGATTTCGAGGCCACCGGCCTTGAGCCCGACGCTCTGGTGGTGGAGGTCGGCACCACCGATTTGAACGCCGCGACGCGCGAGATTGGCGAGACTCGAGCCACGCTCTGCCGAGTGCCGGCCATGCCGCCAGAGGTCCGCGCCATCCATCACATCAGGGCCAGCGAGACGGCCGATTTTCCGCCCTATGATCGCCGGGTTCTCTACGAGGAAGCGGCCCGGGCGGGGGTCTATGCTTGGGCGGCGCACAACGCCTCCTTTGAGGAACGGTATCTGATCGGCCCGCTGCCGGTCTTTTGCACCAATAAGGCGGCGCTGCGGCTTTGGCCCGAGGCGCCCGCGCATGGCGTCTTTGCCTTGCTCTACTGGCTTGAGGATCAGGGCCGCGTCACGTTCGATCAGGCGCGCGCCCACCCGCCCCATCGGGCGGGCCCCGATAGCTATGCGACGGCGGTCTTGCTCAAGACGATACTCGACGAAGGCGTGACGGGCCGGACGCTACTCGAATGGACATGCGAGCCGCGGATGTTGCCGCGCTGCCCGATTGGCGATTGGCGGGGCCGCCCATGGGCCGAGGTCGATTGGGGGTTCCTCGATTGGATCCTCCGCAAGATCGACGACCCCGACATCAGATTTAACGCCTCACTGGAAATTGAACGAAGGAGACATAGCGATGAACGATGAAACCAAGACCGAGGCGACCGAGCCCGGCACCGATATGGCGATCAGCGATGGCCACAGCCGCAACATCGCCCAGACCGACCCGCTCGGCAGCGTGGGCGCCCTGCTGGACGCGATGATGAAGCTGGCGCGCGACCCCGAGGTCGATGCGCAGAAATTCGAGACCATCGCGCGGGTCGCCAAGGACGCCCGCGATGATGCGAAAAAAGAGCAATACTACCAAGATAAGGCCGCCGCGATGTTCGCTATGCCGGTCATTCGCAAGGACAAGCGGATCGTCATCCCGGGCAAGGGCGATGCGCCAGATCGGGTGCAAGGCACTTTCGCGTCCTGGCCGGATTTGCAGCGCGCCATCGACCCGATCTTGCACGCCAACAATCTGCGCCTGAGCCATGAAATCGGCCACGATGGCGTGGTCGTTCTGGTTCGCCCGATTTTGCAGCACCGCAACGGCTATGTCGAGCGCGGCGACCAGATGGCCCTCCCGCTCGATCAGAGCGGCGGCAAGAACAATACTCAGGGCGCGGGCTCGGCGACGACCTATGGCCAGCGATATACCACCGTCCCTTTCCTCGGCATTCGCTATGAGGGCGCGCAGGATGATGACGGAAGCCTGACCGCTATGCCGGACGAGCCGATGAACGATCAGCAGCAAAGGCGGCTTGAAGAAGCCGAGCGCGCCGCCGGTCGGGGCCGCGAGGCCTATGAAAACTGGTTCAAATCGATCCCGCCGATTGACCGCGCTTGGATGATTCAGACCGGGCGGCACAATGACTATCGCGACGAGGCCGGGCCGCTGCCCGAGGGCAACGCTCAGATCGAGGCGCAGCCGAAAGGCGAGGCCAAGCCGAAAGCGAACGGCAAGGCCCAGACGACCCCCAAGGAATGGGCCGAGGGCTATATCGCCAAGATCGGCCAGATCGAAAGCCTGACTGATCTGGCGATGCTTCAGGACAAGGAGCGCCGCACGCTCGATGCGCTCAAGGGCCGCGACAAGACGCTGCACGATAAATGCGTCAAGGCGGGCAACGACGCTTTCGAGCGCCTGCGCGGCGATGATGATGACAGCGAGCCCGGCGACGACGCTGGCCTGTTCGATGGAGAAACTAACTGATGTTCGATTCCCTTAATCGCGTGCAATTGATCGGCACTCTCGGGGCTGACCCCGAGGTGCGATCTTTCCAGAATGGCGGCAAGGTCTGCAATCTGCGGGTTGCCTGCTCTGAGAGTTGGAAAGATCGCCAGACCGGCGAGCGGCAAGAGCGCACCGAATGGATAACGGTCGCGGTCTTTTCCGACGGCCTGATCGGCTTGATCGAGCGGTTCTTGCGCAAGGGCTCGAAAGTCTATGTCGAGGGCAAATTCACCACCCGCAAGTGGCAAGATCAGGGCGGGAACGATCGCTACAGCACTGAGGTCGTCGTGCGCGGATTCGGCGGCACGGTCCTGAAATTGAACAAGGACGATAAAGGCTCGGGCGGTGGCTCTGGCGGCTCTGGCGGCGGCGGCTCTTGGAATCAGGGCGGCGGCGGCGGTGGCCATTCGGGCGCCGGGGCGTCGAGCGATTGGACGCGCGGCGGCGGTCATCAATCCGATGGTGGGACCGGCTCCCATTACGACGATCTTGATGACGATATTCCGTTCTAGCCATGGGTCGGCGTGGTCCCCTTTGCGCGGCGGTGCTGGCCGCCGAGTTTCGCCATCAGCAGCCTTGGAAAAAGTGCTGTGAGCAGACCGCCGCACATTGGGTCGATGGCGTCCCTCTGTGCGGCACCCATTTTAACGCCGCCTATCGCGGCAAGATCGCTGTCGTCGTCCAGATCGAGGCCGACGAAGCTGATATGATCGGAGAAGATAATGCACGAAAAGGTCAAGCGCCTAATTGAGCGCGAGGGGACCGGCATCAGCTGGACCGACCTCACCTTCAACCCATGGATTGGCTGTCAGAAGATCGGGCCCGCCTGCGATAATTGCTATGCGGAAGATCTGGCGACGAGCCGCCTCGGCGTCGAATGGGGCCCGGGCGCCCCTCGCCGCCGCACCGCGCCGGGCAATTGGGTCAAGCCCCTGCGGTGGAACCGCATCGCCGAGGAAGCGGGGGTGCGGCTGACGGTCTTTTGCGCCAGCCTGGCCGACGTTTTCGATAACGCGGTCGATCCTCAATGGCGGCGCGATCTGGGCCAACTGATCGCCGAGACGAAGCACCTCGACTGGATGGTGCTTACCAAGCGCATCGGCAATGTCCGGGGCATGGCGCTCGCGATGTTCGATGGGCGCCCGCCGGTCAATTTCTCGCTTGGCGTGACGATTGCCAACCAGATCGAGGCCGACCGCGATCTGCCCAAGACGCTCGCGACCAAGGCGGGGCTCTCCATCGACCGGCTGTTCATCAGCGCCGAGCCATTGCTCGGGGCGCTCGATCTAAGGCGCTATCTGCCGGGCGTTGACTTGCTGATCGTCGGCGGCGAATCCGGCAAGAACGCCCGCCCGATGAACCCCGCGTGGCCCCTGTCGCTGCGCGATCAATGCGCCGCCGCCGAGGTGCCTTTCCACTTTAAGCAATGGGGCGAGTGGTTTCGATACGGCGAGGTCGATGCGAGCGGCTTGGAGAATTCCGTCGATAAGGGCCAGCGCCCGGGCTTGTGGCATGAATGGCCGACCGGCAATTTCAGCGTCCGTCTCGGCGCGCGAAAGGCCGGGCGCCACCTCGACGGGGTAATTCATTCGGAGCATTTCAAGTGAGCAAGAAACCATACGACGCCCACCAGACCCTAAAGCCGGGCGAGCCGCATTTCACCTTGCAGGGCGGCGACCCGCTGGCCCCCAAGGCGATCAGCTATTACGCCGACCTGATCAGGAAGGATGCGCTCAAGCGCGACACCAAGCGCGAGGTCAGCGCGGGCCTGCATCGGGCGGCCTCATGCGACGAGATAGCATGGTCGTTCGATGATTACCGGATGGCGGGCATTGAGGCCGAGGACGAGGCCAAGCCGAAACGGAAGGTCGATCTGGCGGCCGGCGCACGCAACGCCGCCGAGCGCCGGGGCACATTGATCGATTGCGCCAAGCTATTGAGCAACGCGCGGTCAACCATCGAGGAAGCCGCCGAGGCCCTTCTCGCTATCTCGCGCACCGAGTTTGCCGAGGACATCACCCGGCTGCGCGATTGCCAGAACCACCTCCTTGAAAGCCAAGAGGCCATCGACCCCCGCGAAAATGGCTCGGCCACCTGATTTTTCCCACCACGGAGAGCGAAATGACTGATCTGTTCGACTATGACCCCAAGCCCGACCCATGGCCAATCGAGACGGGGGTGCCCATCAGCGGCGACAAAAGTCCGCGGCAGCGGGTGAAATGGGCCCGGCCCGATTTCCAAGCGCAGCTTGCCCGGCTTGAGGTGGGGCAATCGTTCGTGGTGCGGCCCGAGCAATGCGGCGGGGCGCCGCTGATCGTCGTCCAGAACCTCGCCAGCGGGGCGGCGGCGACCTATTGCAAAGGCTTCACCCCCGGGGCCCGGAAATTTACCACCCGCCAGATCGGCGGCGAATTCGTGAGAGTCTGGCGCACGATATGACCGCCTACAACAGCCTGATCGCCGCCTACTACAATGAGAACGACCCGGTTGCCGCCGAATGGTTGCGCCGCTTGATCGCGCGCGGCTTGATTGCGCCAGGCGAGGTCGATGAAAGGGATATTCGCGATGTCGCGCCAGCCGAGCTTCTTCGATTTACCCAATGCCATTTCTTCGCCGGAATCGGGCTCTGGTCAGGAGCCTTGCGGCGAGCCGGATGGCCCGACGACCGCCCTATCTGGACCGGATCATGCCCATGCCAGCCTTTCAGCGAGGCAGGCGCAGGAGCGGGGTTTGCTGACGAGCGGCACCTTTGGCCGCACTGGCATTGGCTTATCCAGCATTGCCGACCTCGGGTCATCGTTGGCGAGCAAGTTGCGGCAAAGGACGGCCTCGGGTGGTTCGATCTTGTATCGGCTGACTTGGCGGGAATCGGTTACGCCCGAGGGGCGGTCGATCTGGCAGCTGCGGGCTTCGGGATGGAGTGGCGGGGCTCTGCCGAACAGGAACGGTTGGTCCGGGCCCTACGCCTTTGTCCAGATCCCATGGTCGCCCGGCATCTTGGTGCCTTTGCCGATTGGGCTGATCAGGCTCTTGCGCTCGGGGGCCACCACATCAGGCAACGACTCTACTTTGTCGGGATGGCCGACCCAGACGGCGAAGAAATCGGCGGGCGCGGCGAATACCGACCCGGAGAAATCGCTGGCCAGAGCGAAGGGCCCGCATTCGAACGACTTGCAGGATTTCGTTCAACTGGCGGGGTGGTCGACGGCCAGCGCCCGGGATTGGAAAGACAGCGCGGGGATGGCGACCGAGGGGACGAACCCGGACGGCTCGCTGCGCAAGCGGACAGATCAATTGCCGAGGCAGGCCAATCTGGCCGGGTGGCCCTCGGCTCTGGCGAACGACGGGAAGGCCAGCGACTATTCGACCAGCCGGGGCCACCGCATTCTGAAATTGCCCGGGGCGGCGAAGATGGCCGGGGGGATGGACAAGCCGATGCGCTTGACGGCGAGCGGGACGCTGTTGATTGGCTCTACTGCCGGGATGGAGAGTGGCGGCCAGTTAGATCCGGCACATTCCCGTTGGCTGATGCGAATCCCGGAAGATTGGGCCAGTTGCGCGCCTACGGAAACGGCCTCGACTTTGAAACGGCGACGGAATTCTGCCGCGTCGTAAAGGAATTGGCCGACGCATGATTGAGGTAGTCCAGATCGGGGCGCGCTGGTCTTGGGAAATGATCAGCGCCAGCGGGCGCGTGCTGGCCTATCCGCTCGAGTCATGGTCATCGATCCAAGACGCCGCCCGGGCTGGCCAATCCTATCGGGCGGCGATCTGGGCCCGGGCCGAGGAAATCGATCATCGCCAAGCGCGCGCGATCTGATGGCCATTCGAGATTTCCCGATGCCGCAATGGCCCAACAGCGGCAAGCGTGGCTGGTGCCGCTGGTGCGGTGAGCAAATCCCGGTCGTCATCGACGGCAAGAAATCGACGCAACGGCTCTGGCACCCCCATTGCTTCGCTCAATGGGAATTGCACACCCGGCGCGACGCGCAGATGGCCTATCTGATCGATTGCTACGGCAAGCGATGCCGGACCTGTCCCGATGGCACGCCGGTGCCGAAGCACTGGATCAAGGGCCCGGAGGTGACGGTCTATCAACCGAGGCCGTCGTTCGGCTCGCCCGCTGAAATAGGCGTCGAGGAATGGCGACGGCTGCACGCTGCCTGGCGCGCCGAAAACCCGAACCCGCGCTATACCGAGGTCGATCTGGTCGATTGGCTTGAGGTCGATCATCGCACCCCGCTTTGGGAGGTCGCCGATCTGCCGGACGACGAACGCCGCTGGTATTTCGGCCCCGGCAATCTCTGGCTGCTATGCGGCCCATGCCATCAGCAAAAGACTGCGCGCGAGGCGGCGAGGCGAGCGGCGATCAAGCGCGCCGTTGTGGCGCAAATGCGGCTCGACCTATAGCCGGGGCCCGGGCGCTCCGGATGTTTTATTAGGACTAAGGCAGATTTCGCTTCGCTGCGATGGTTGCAGTCGCTAACAGGGCAGCACCACCACGGAGACGACAGAATGCCTACCCCACCAAAGCCATCGATTCAGGAACGAGCCGCCGACGCGATCTGCCCAGAATGCGGCGGCGAGGTCGTCCGGCGCTCAAGCCGGGGCCCGATGCCTACCTTTTGCTCCAAGCTGTGCCGCCGCGAGCATAGCAATCGCCATCTAGTCGAAGGCCGGGCGATCATCGCCTTGCTGAAGGCTTGGCGGATTGATCGCGGCAGCGGCGAGATTGCCAAGACGGCCTTCACCCAAGCGACGCAAATCCTCGACGGCTTCAATTTCGCCGACCGGGAGGCCGAGCGCCCCCGGGCCGACCTCTACGCCGCGAAGCTGATGGCCAGCGGCACGCTCTATATGGACCGCGCTCGGGCGCGATAATACTGCGGCCATTGCAGAATTCGGTTGCTGCAATGGTTGCGTGATGGCAACTCCCCCACACCCCACCACGGAGATTGAAATGAAAGCCTGCATCAACAACTCGAATGACGATCATCTGTCGCCGCAAGCGCGAAAGCTAATCGGCACCATGCGCGGCGATATGGTCGAGCGAGCCGACGGCCAGCCGATGCCTGATCGCTTTACGGCCATCCCCCATCCTGATCGCCCGGCGATGATCATTTGCGACGAGCAAAGCGGGCGCAGCACCACCGTTGGCCTCTACGCCTATAGGGCGATGCGCGAGGCCTTGAACGATCTGTTCGGCTGAATCCCCGGGAGGGCGGGCCAGCACCGCCCCGACGATGGGTCCAGCACCCAATCACGAAACCACCACAGGAAGAAAAACGATGACCAAGATTGCCAAGATTACCAAGCAGACCCTCCCGCAGATCGCCGAGCAGATGGAGAGCGAACTCGCGGCGCTCGCCGAGAAGCTAGGCCTGAAGATCAGCTATGGCGGCGGCAAATATGACGCCGCTGGCAACGAGGGCACAATCAATATCACGGTCAAGATCGATGACCCCGAGGTCCAGCGCGAGGCCGCCCGCCTGATCTGGAATAACAACTGTCGACTCATCGGCATTGATTATACCGATACCGAGAACAGCGGCTTGCGCCCCGAGGATTTCGGCACCGAATTCAAATATGGGCAGGCGACCTATGAGACGACCGGCATCGCCACCCGGGGCCGGGGCTCGCAGAAATACCCCATCCTCGTCAAAGTCATCAATGACCCGAAGGGCAAGCACGCCAGCGGCACGGCGCTGATGCTCCCCGATACAGCCGTGCCGCTGATCAGGATGGCCACAGACGCCGCACAGGCGACGAAAGCCGCCTAACCGGGTCAGCGTCCCCTAGACCCCGCTGGTTAGCGCCAGCGGGGCGCAGATGGGCGCTGACGCCCTATCGGGAGAGCATCGCTATGCGAGCATCAACGATCTTGCGACTGATCGACCGCCTTTTCGGGCGCCCCTTCCACCTTTGCCGCGATTGCGGGGGCGGCTATGTCTGCCCCGCATGCCGCTGGCCCGGCGAGAAGGGGTGGGACTGATGGCCGCGCCCACCGTCACATTCTCGGGCGCGGAGGTCGCCTTGCTGGCGGGCATCATCGCCGGGGCGCTCCCCGCGCTGGATGAATCCGATTTCGATGTCGCCGACCTCTTGCTCGACAAGGCGCTGGCGGCATTGCCCCGCCCTATCGCGCCTGATCTTGGCAACAAGATCGCGCACTTGCGCATCCCGCCGCTTGATCGATTTCGTATCGCCATTCTGGCGCGCTTTCCGTCGGGATCAAAGTTCAACCTCATTGACGCCTCTATCGTCGGCAAGGTCCGGCCCTCGCGAGCCTTCACGCTATTGGAGACGCTCGCGCTTGAGAACGGCGTCATCCAGCGGGCAGGGAGCGAGCATTGGACCATTGGAGCCTGAATCGACATCCCGAGGCCATAGCGGCCTTGCGCGCGCTGCATGATGTCGGCGTGGTCCGGGCCGAGTGGAACCACCCGGGCTATGAAGTCCTGCGGCATCGCAATCTGATCGCATGGCGAGCCGCCAGCACCACCGCCCGGGACTATCGCCTGACGCCCCGGGGCCGGGAACTCGCAAAGGATCTTTTCGGATGATTGACCAAATCCTCGGGGCCCTCTGGCCCCTGATCATCGCCGCCAGCGCCGGGGTCGCCATCGCGTCCCTGATCGATAGCGCCAGCGCGGGCGTCGCCCATTTCAAAGCACTCAAGGAGCAATTGACCAATGACCGAACCTAAGCACCCCGAGACGGCCGATCTGGCCCGGCGCGCGCTTGAGGCTTCGGGTTGCAAGACCCGTAAGGAATTCATCGCCATGTTCGGCGATGCCATCAAGATGCGGACGCTCGACGGATGGCTGGCGGGCAATTGCCCCTTGCCGCCCCTGACCTCTCTCATGTTGCGCGAGTTCGTCGCCGGATGGAGGCCGACTTGCATCGCATAAACGGGGAGACGCGCGACGAGGCCGAAGCCGAATTCGACGCCCAGATCGACGCGAAGGCGCAGATCGCGTTCGCTTGCGATTGCCGCCTCGCGGTCGAGCGATGGGCCTGCACCAACGGGTGCTGCATTCGCTATAATTTCACTGTCCTGTCAGCCGGGGAGATCGCGCCCAAAGGCTGGACGATCTACGAAAACCATGGCGGCAGAGCCGTGGGAAGGAGCGCCTGATGTCGCGCGCGATGGGATCGCATCAATCGGCCAAGGCGCAAAGCGTGGTATGGCTCACGCCGCCCGGCATCATCCAAGCCCTCGGGGGAGCCGGCACTTTCGATCTTGACCCCTGCGCCGCCCCGGCACCGCGCCCATGGCCGACCGCCCGGCACATGAACGGCCAGGCTGACGCGAATGGGTTGCTAATCGATTGGTGGGGCCGCGTCTGGCTCAATCCGCCCTATTCGTCAGCCGAGATAGGCAAGTGGATGCGGCGCTTGGCCGACCATGGGCGGGGCACGGCCCTGATCTTTGCCCGCACCGAGACGGAAGCATTCAGGCGCGAGGTATGGGAGCGCGCGAGCGGGCTCCTGTTTCTCTACGGGCGGATCAATTTCCACCGGCCCGATGGATCGCGAGCCCGCCAGAACGCGGGCGCGCCCTCGGTGCTTTGCGCTTATGGGCAGGACGATCTTGACCGCTTGGCCGAGGCTGATCTGCAAGGATCGCTCGTCCCTCTGCGCTTTGCCCGCTACCTCCTGATCGACGGTCTGGTCGGCACATGGGGCGAGGAAATCAAGCGATGGCTCGGCGATCAGGCCGGGCCGGTCAATCTAAGCGACGCCTACCGCCATTTCGCGCGCCACCCCAAGAGCAAGCGCAATCGCCACTGGCAGGCCAAGGTGCGCCAGCAATTGCAAATCCATGGCCGCCGGATTGGCCCGGCGCGATGGCAGGGGAGGCGCGAGTGCGACGCAAGACTGCCCGGCCTATAGACCCGCCGATTTGCTGCGAATGCGCGCAAGAGGCGACGCTGACGCAGAGCCAAGCGATCTACCCGCACCGCCCCGATCTTTGGAATCGTCCGATGTGGCTTTGCCAGTGCGGTGCCTATTGCGGTTGCCACAAGGGGACCGAGCGGCCCGTCGGGCGACCGGCGGGCAAGGAGACCCGGCTCGCGCGGCAAGCCGCCCACGCGGCATTCGACCCGCTCTGGCAGGCGAAGATGAAGCGCGACAAGATCAGCAAGACGAGGGCCCGGGGTGCCGGGTATCTATGGCTTGCCGACCAACTCGATCTTGACCCCGAGGATTGCCACATCGGGTCGATGACCGCCGCCTACGCACGCCGGGTTGTGGCCGTTTGCAAAAGGAGAAATCGTTGAGCGATCTACCACGCCCATCAGCCGCGCCTTGCGGCTCCTGCCCCTATCGCGTCGATGTCCCGTCGGGGATCTGGGCGCGCGAGGAATATGAAAAGCTGACGCTATATGACGGCGAGACATGGGAGCAATCGCCCGCGCTGTTCTATTGCCACCAGAACGACGGGCACCTTTGCGCCGGTTGGGCCGGGTGCCACGATACCGACGAATTGCTGGCCCTGCGGCTCAATCGCGTTTCACATGAAACATTCGAGTATGTCAGCCCGGTCCCGCTTTTCGGCTCGGGCGCCGAGGCGGCCAGCCATGGGATGGCGGCTATCGATTGCCCAGATCGGCACGCGGTCAAGATGATCGACAAGCTGGCCGCTCGGCGCTTGGGGATAGATCGTTGATGACATTCCCCCGCCCATTTCCTATGTGATGGGCGTTCCTTTCGGAACCGCGTCCTGTGGTGGGAAGCGCGAACCCCGGGAGACCGCCGCTAGGTCGCCCGGGGTTCTTTATGTCTTAGACGCATTTCAATGGGCGATCTGGCCGGGGCGTTGATGCCCCCGGGGCCGATGATCGCCATTCTCGGCGATCTGACGGGCCCTGCTGGTCATTCCTCCGGCTTAGGCAATTGGGCGAGATAATCGCGCAGCCAGGCGTCGTCCTCCGCGCAAGCCCACAGCGCCCCTTCGACCTCCACGATATAGTCCGATACCGGCCCTTCGCGCTCGCGCTGGCGTTTCACGTATTTGGCGAATTCGGCCATGGCCTGCGGGACGGTCGTTATCGCATCCCAATTGATCGAATATTCGGATTTGATCGTGGGCCGCTGGTCGATGATGACCGCGCAATCAACCCGGTCGGCATCAATCGGGATGGGGACTTGAATGCGCTCGGGCCCGCACGCGCTAACCGCCAAACAGCACATCGAAAGGGCTAGAACCATCTTCAGCTGCCGCATCTAGTTTCTCCTTTTCCGTTTCCACTCGCTTGAACTCAATCGCCGTGCGCTCGGCGCTTTGCTGATCGGCAATTGTGGCGGCCTCGGCGACTTGCTCCTTGAGCCGCTGCCCGGCCTCTTGCCACGCGGCCTCATTGGCGGCGGCACCATCATTATAGGCGTCGGCGCGCATCCAGACGATCGCGCCGATCAGAAGGCCGATGACCGTCAGATAGGCCACGAAGGGGGCGGCCTTCTCGCCCACGAAGCCAGCGACCAGTTTGATCAGATAACCCATCGTCAAATCCTTTCATCGTCAGCCGGGGGCATATCCGGCTCGGGGAATGTTTGGGCGGCCTCGCGGCTTTTATCGGCGACCGTCTCGGCGGCGTCATGGGCGGCCTGTCGCAGCGCGCTATCGCCAGCGCCAAGCCGGGCTGACGCGCCCGCGACCGTGCCGCTCACGCTCGCGCCGGAAAACTTGACGACGAAAACGGCCACCGGGATCAGGCCGAGGGCGACCGCGAGCGCCTTGGCGACCCATGCGATGGCCTCAATCTGCATTTTGCCCGTCTCGCCGCACAATTCGACGATCAGCTTGATGTTCTCGGCGCTGCTCAAGCGGCCATCGGGCCCGAGATATTTCTCGGTAGTCATGATCTGGGCGCACCAATCGCGCGCGGCCAGCGTATTGATCGCATACCAATTGAGCCCGATCAGGGCGATGGCGATGATCGCCACGATGGCCCAAGCGAAGCGGACGACCGAGTTTTCCGTCGGGCTGTCCATGAAATCGCGAAAAGAGTGCCAGGCGTTGGCGACCCGGCGCCGCGCCTTTGGCTTGGTCATCGCCCCGCCCTTTCACGCCTGATCAGTTCTTCGATCAGTTCGTCGAATAGATCCTCCACCACCGCGAGGCCGAAGGTGCCGCCGTTGATTGCGCGACGATCATCCTCGACGCCGGGGGTGGCGGCCTTCTCGTCCAGATCGTGCGACTTCCAGAACCACCCCGCCGATTGCATCCCGCCCTCGGGCGTGCGGACGTAAGCCGGGATCTCGTCGACACTCTTGCCGATGGCCTTGGCGAATTCCGTCTGATTGTGGCGGCCTGTGAGTTGCTTGGGGCCGTAGCCCTTATGCTTCCACCCGTCGCCCGGGTAGATATTGCCGAGGTTCTTGGCCCCCCATTCCCCGCCGTAGAGGATGTTGGCGAGGGCCTTCTGATCGGCGGCATGGCCATTGCAGCGACCATAGCGGTGCGCGTCGGCGACGCTGATGCGATGGCGGCCAAATTTCTCGACGAGGGCCTGACAGGAATAATTCAGGCTTTCCTCCAGCCGCGTGAGCCCGGCGCTCTCGACGCTGATATTGGCAAGGAAGCTGGCGACCTCACGGAACGTATCGATCCCCCAAGCGACGCAGGCCAATTGCGTAGGCTCCACCCATGGCAGCAAGCCCTCGCGGGTATTCTGCGGAAAGGCCATGCAAAGCAGATCAAGGTCGATCTGGCGCTGCGCGAAAGATAATTCGGCCGGCGCGGCGGGCTTTGGCTTTAGCGGCTGATCGACCGGCAGCGGCAATTCGGCCAGCATGGCGGCAAAGGTCAGATTGCCCGCCTGTCCATCGACCCCGTTGCCCCTCGGGCCGCTGGTGCCCAGATCGTGGCCCCGGGCGACAAGGCGGCGTTGGCATTCTTCGGCGAGCGCGTTGAAGGGTATCGTCATAGCGGCCAGATACCACCGATCAGGCCGCGAGTCTCTATTCCGGCTCGTCGGGGTCTTTGCCCTCGTTCTTCATCGCCAGCTTGAGCGCCGAAAGCAGCTTTTGCGCCTCTTGATTGCGGTCGCCCATGATCTTGTCGGTATCGGTGAACTTGCGCCGCACCCACTCGACGAATTCGCGATGCACCTTTTCCAGCAGCTTGACGCCGCCCATGGCCAGGACGAACGAAAGAACCGCGGCACCCATCTGCCCGAGGCCGAGCCATTGGACCGACGCCAGCACGATGATCAGGCACCCGCCGGAAATCAGGACGCTAACGAAGAAATCGCGCCAGATAACCTCGCTCTTTTCCCGGGCGGTGACTTGCACGCCAGCCCGGGCGGCCCAACCGGAGGCGAAGCCGAATGCAATGCCCGCCGCCATGTTGATGTCGATCATTGAGAAGGCCGCTACCAACGGGGGGGTATATTTCGCCGCTGTCGTTGCATGGATCACAGCATCGCCCCTGCGGTCTGGTCTAGCGCGAAATAACAGGCCCACCACCAAAGCACGGCAGCGAACAGGATGGGCAATCGCCGCTTGGCAAAGCCCGCCGCGCTGATCCATGCGCACGATCCCCACATCAGCCAAGAGGCGGCCATGCCGTGCTTGAACAGGGGGCTTTCCTGATTGAATCCGGCAATCCGGTTATCGACCGTCCATGGGATTATCGCCCCGGCGATCAGGATGGCCATCAAGGCGCAGAGCAGGCCGAGGCCAAGGAACCATCGAGCGGTATCGCTGAAATAGGGCGTGGTGGCGGGGTCGAACGTCATCACCCATCGGCCCACCGGCCAGATCGCCAGCGCGGCCCCCATGGACCCCCACCAACGCCAGCTGTCGGCCAGATAGGCAATTGCGGGCGCGTGGCGCACCATCATATCGGCCAGATCGCCATCGATCAGACCGAACAGATCGGCGATGAATGCAATGCCCCCGGCCGTCATTGCCACCCCCGGCGGGTTGGCTGGCACTTTTCACATAGGGGGGAGAGCGATTTCATTGAGCGACCCATCGTTGCGCGGCAACTCGCCACTCGCCCCGCGTAGCACACTGGCTGTCGGCAAACTAGGATTGGTGTTGCCGATCAGCCGGTGTGCCATCTGTTCGGCGGGGCTATACCGCCGGGCCGGTCAGCGAAAAATACTCAGTTGTCATGACCGCCTCCGCGATCGGTTGACGGTATATGCCGAATCCGACCTGATCGGCTCGATTGGTCAGGAAGGATGTGTCGGTAAGCCGATAGAGCTCCGCCCAGTATTTGCCGTTCGAACTGACGTAGAAAATGTATTCGCCACCGGTGTGCACGATCCGAAACCACTGAATCCCCGGCTGCCCATAGACACCGGTATATGTAAACGGTCGCCCGCTAAAGCCGGTCAGGCTGCCGTAGTTGGAGACAACCAGATTTGTGATCGTGAAGCCGAAGGTTGTATGCCTGCCACTCACGCTGTCGCGCAGCACGATCTGCCCCAGCTCCGTATTGTTGTTCAAACCGAACAACGAGTTGGATTTTGAAATAACGTCGAAATCACCGGTCGGATCGGTGAGTTCCTGCACGGCCATGCGCCAACCGTTGAAATTGCCAGTGGTCGCGATCAAACCGGCGTCAGCGTCGTCGATCAGGGTAAGCTGTGTCGCATCGCCGCTAACAAGGGTGAAGTCCGCTGCGGCAGGCGGGTCGAACAGCGCACCGCCGCCGCCGCCGCCGCCAGAAGCAAATGCGTCAAAGACCACGCCCGAAAAGAATGTTCGTTCGGACGGCTCGACGGTCAGGCTCGCGCCATGAAAAACCCGCACTTTGAATACATCGCCGGTCGTCAGCTTGACGGTGCCAGACGCAATGAGATTGCCGTTGTTGCCGCCCATGCTGCTTTGCGAAATCAGCGTTCCGTTGCGCTCTATATAGATGGCCGCAGAACTGTTCTCTGAAGTGCGGACCCCGGCTACCAATTGCGCGAACTTGCCATTCAACGACGCCGGAACGATAAACTCGGAGGCGGTAAGAAGGCCATCATCATCGAACACCTCTGTATTGAACAGAATCGTGGTCAGCGTGCTTGACGGAATCGATTGATTAGACCCGGTTCGCACTGCCTTGAAAGCGGCCACCCTGCTAGCGGTCCCGCCAGAACCGCCGCTGCCAATGGTCCCGACGACCTCGAAAACCCCGAAGGCCGGGTTAACCGGGGTGCCCGACAAGCTGCCCGAGATAATGCCATCGAAAGAATCGCTGTAGTGCGCGTAGGCCCCCGGGTGATTGATCGAGCCGCTGGCGGGGGTGAGATAATCGACTGTCAGGCCAGCCGCTTCATTGATCGCCCAGTTGGGAACGGTATCGCTGGTGAAGCTCGCGATCATCGTCGAGGCGGCGCCGAGCATGGGCGAGGGGACCGAAATCTCGAAATTGTTGCCTGTGAACAACCGCGACATCGCGCCGCCCGCTATGCCAATGACGCCAGAGGCACCGGAGAACTCATACATCACTGCCGACTGGTTATCCGCCGCCGCCATCGCCCAAGAGGCGGGGTCTCCGCTTTCGACCCACTTGGTCGCCACGGCAACGCAGTTGTTGAAATCGGAACTATAGAGGCGAACGGGGGTGAACCCTACCGGCGCATAAGCTGAGAAAAGCACGGTATCGCGATAGCCGGTCATAACCAGAACGAGCAGGTTCCCGGCGGCAGGCTCGGCGGGCAGCACCATGTTCCCGTCCCCGCGCAAGCTGGCCTTTTGGACGAGCGTAGGCGGCGTGCCTGGCGAGCCGCCACCGCTACCGCCACCGCCTTCGACATCGCCCCAAAGAACCCCGTCCTCGGCCTCGTTGACCAACAGTGCCTTGCCCGCGTTGCCCGCGAAATCGGGATAGCTGGCATCACCTCCACCGCCGCCCAGATCGGCAACCTCTTGCGCGGTGGCCCGCCTCGATGTCCACTTGGCGATGGTAATATCTTCGCCCGCCGCCTCGTCAGCTATCGCGTCGCCATCAGCGCCACCGATTGTCAGCTTGCCCGCCTCGACAGCGGTGACGACGCCAACGAACAAATTGTTGGCCGATGTCGCAAAGCCGGTGACATTTACCCGGTCGCCCTCGCTGAAATCGCCAAAGCCCTCGCCGCTATCATTTAAGCTGTTATCGCTGGCGCTCGCGCTGATCGTCGCGGCGGTTATCGTCACGCTCGCCGATAGCTGCGCGACCTCGACCATTTCGTAGCCGCCCAGATCTTCGGCATCATTGAGTCCGGTTATTGTTTTGGTGGCCATCGCCTAGTCCTCCGTGACGCGCGTATCGCCGTCTTCCGTTTGCATGAAATCGCCTTCTTCGGTCAATCGAGCCGCGCCAGCCGCGATATAAACGAAGCTGTGCCGGGCGCCCTGCCAAGAATAGACCCCATCGCGCTTCGAATGAACCTCAATCGTCACCGGCCCACTGATCGTGGGGGTGACGCTCGCGCTGGTGCCATCGATTTCGTCTTGCTCAAGCGAGGGGTCGAGCGCCCCGCCCTGATAGACCCGGACGCGATAGGTGGTGCCCGCCTCGGGCCCAATATCGCCGTCGAAATGATCGGCCAACTCGCCGCTGGTCTGTTGCGTCCGGTCCCGATGCGCCCAAGCAATCGCGAGTTCGTTGCTATCATAGGCCGCGCCCGGCGCGTAGCTTTCGCCGTTGATCGTCAGATTGCCGGGCGCGTAGGGCCTGAAAGCGCGCTGATTGAGGGCGACGGTCATTTCCGTTGCTTCGGAAAGCGCGACCTTCCCCGAGCCGCTGGTAGGCGTCACCTTTACGTCGATTTCCTCGCCGCTGGCATATTCGGTCAGATCGACGCCATTATAGGCGTCCCAGAATAGGACGGGCGTCCCGGCCAAGTGGGGAACAGGCACGGTATCAAGCACGCCACGCCCGATCGTTGCGGTGCCGGCTCCCGCGTCGATGGCGTCGATCCGGACCAATTCGTCGCCGATCTGGGCGTGCGTGCCGGTCTCGACCAGATCAAGGTCAGCGACGCCCGTCAGGCTGATCGTGGTCGATAGCGGGCTGATATTGGCCGAAAGCGCCCCGCCGGGGCACAGGTCCATCGCGCCCGCTTCCTCGTAGCCCGCGCCATCATCCGTCCAAAGGCGGGCGGCAATCGCACTAGCATTCCCGCGAACAGCGGCGGCGGCCACATACCCGATTTCCGGGCTGGCCGCCAATTCGCTGTCGGTCGTCGCCTGACCCTGCGCCTGGACTAATTCGAAATAAGGCACCTCGAATGCGGCTTGATAGGACGCCGGGTCTGGTGGGCGCGAAGGATCTACCCAACCAGCGGAGGGCGGGGCGATGATGGCGTTAAGCGGGGTAGAAAAAACATCCTCGACGCAAGTGATGCGGACCTGATTGCGCTTGCCATCGCCGAGCGCGAACGAGGTGACGCGCATCGGCACATTGAACAATCGCCACTTGGCCCAAGTCAGCAGGAAGGTGTCGCCTATCTCAAGATCAGCGCCATCCTCGCCGCAATAGATCGTGCAAGTCAGATAGGGGTTCGAAAGCGCGCGTAGATCGCGAGCGCCGACGATGCTGGCAATCTTGAGGTTGGTAAAGCCCGGGTATTGCAGGGTGGTATTGATGACCGCGCCCTGCATCTGGACGCCCGCCGGGTCTTGCAAAGTGACCGAGTCATCCTTGCCCGTCTCGGCATTCCAGAATTGAATGGTGACGGAATTGATCAACTCACCGAACGCCGCGCGGTTCGGGCTCTCAATCTTGTCGATATTGCTTTCGTCGAGCAAAAGCGTCGGCGTCGGGCCTTGGCGCGTCAGCCGAAGAATGAATTTTCCAGTGGTGCGCGAGACGAACAGCGCGGCGTCTATGTGCCGGACAATCTCGGCCACGAAATCTTCGATCTGGGCCTGCCGATCCCATAGCAGCGAAATGCCCATGCCTTCGTCGAACAGCTGATCGGCGGCGGCCATGAATGACTCGTCGTCAATATCCTCGTCGAGATACCCCATCCCCCAATCGGGGTCGGTCAAGCACTCCCTGATGATGTGAGCCGGGTTCATATCGCCGGTCGGGGTGCCAATCGGCACTGCGGCCATATTGCCGCCAGCGCCCGTCAGGTTTCCGCCAACATTCCATACTCGCACCAGCATGGTTTCACCGGGATCCAAGACGGCAAAAGTGGTCTCGAAGCCGAACATACTACTGGAGTTTCCCGGCCAGATCGCTCCATCGATAACAAAATTGTCGTCAGCGATGCAGATGCCAATCCCGGGGCTCCCAACCCCGCCACAGATGCGAGCCCGATACGGGAACGGGCCTATCGTCACCGACGATCCGGGGTAGAATGTATTGTTTCCGGGAAATGAAGGGCTTTCGAAACGATTGAGCGTGGGGAAGGCCTCGCTCATACTGTAAACTGTTGGCTCAACGCCGGGGGGCGGATCGAGGCTTATTTCCGCCTTTTCGGGATACCATTGCGGTATGCCATCCTGACGCACATTGATGCGCTGGCCGCGCAGGCTCGCGGGCTTGATATATGGGTTGTTGCCCAGATAGCAGTCGCGAAAGACCATTCCGGCGACACCGCGATAGCCGGGGATGTCGGGACCAATCTGACTGACTAGATAATCGTTCCGCCCCTGATCCGGGTAACCCATTTCAATATCGACCGTGCCGCTGACGCCACCCTCGCGTTCCTCGCCGCCGAACAACTCGGTTGCAGACATTTCGATCTGGCCGCCGCTCGCGGCCCCCTCCCACGCCGACCGCTCGTCGAATCTGATGCGGGAGAAGAAATCGATAGGGCCGTGGCAAGCAATAAGGTGCATCCCGAGATAATGCTTGTAGCCGACGGTGACCGCTTTGCTTTTACCGCCCACGAGCGACCTCCACGGTGCGCTCGGCCATCGCGTCGCCGGTCGCCAGCAATTTCTCTGCGGGCACGCCGTTTTCGAGGAAATCCTGCCAGTCGAGGCCGTGGCGTTCGAAGAAGGCTCGGGCGCCCCGGCTGCATTGCTTGGCGGCGCGAATATCGCGCATCGTTATGATCAGGGGGTCGCTCACTTTTTGCCGCCCTTCTTCTTGATCGGCACCAGCCGGACGTTGCCATACCAGACGACATTGGGGCCCACGATGTCGCGGGTGCCGAATAGCACCCCGAACTCGCGGCCAATTTCGGCCGTCGGCGCCTGGACCTCATTGATACCCGGCGGGGGCGCTGTCTGCGCCTTGGGCATGAATGCAAAGGCGAGGACGAGCGTGGCCACGAATACCGCGATCAGCCACCACATATTAGCGTCCCCTTGCTTAGACTATCGACGAGCCGCCCATCGGGTTCTTCGTCGGGATGAAATCGAAACCGCCGTAATTGAGGCCGTTGTCGAACTTGAGATCGCATTCTGCATACGAGTGATTGCAGCCCGGGTAAATCTCGACGGCTGTGGCGCTGCCGGTCGCCGCGAAAGCCTTGGCCAGCGATGCCGACAGGCGATTGAGCGTCAAGGCCGTGCCATCATGCTCGGCGATATAGGTCAGCGAGCCATCCGGGGCCTTGATCATCCCGCCCGAAAAATAGCCGTCGGCCTGCAAGCCCGCCTCGGTGACCGTTAGCACGCGGCCATTGATCGCGGTCAGCGTGCCCGCGACAGAAAATTCCTCGGGATCGACATAGCAACCCCGGCCATAGAGTGCGTGGCGACAAGTCTTTTGATAGCGCCCCCGGCAACCCGGTCGGCGCATCGACGTGAATATCGACTCAAAAGCCATTTTGAGTGAGGCATCGCCCGGCATCGTGCTGGTAAGCCGCCCTTTCCAGAAGACGGTCGTCCCAGACGCCTTCTTGCGAAAGATCGTCAACGTGGCGATCTGCTCAAGCCACGAACCCATCAGCAAGATTGCCAGCGGGTGGTCCAGCGGAATGTTCACGTCCATGCTGGCCTTCGTCAGATCGGCGCGCTGTTGCGTGCCGCCGCGCCCCATCGGGATCGCGTCATAGACCTCGCCATTGTGCGTCTGATCTTCGCTCGCGCTGGTCAGCGTATAGACCGTGCTGCCGATGGCGATGCGATATAGTTCCACTCTCAAGGCTGGATCTCCACGGTATTGACAGCGCAGGCGCAAACGCTGCCGCCAATCCATTGCACCTCGGCCCGGTCGGTATCAAGGCGGCGCAAGCCGAGGAAGGAGACGCGCCCGATCTGGGCCGCCGGGGTCGCGATGCTTGAATCCAGCGTCAGTTGCACTTGGTTAGCGCCGGTCTGAAGCGTGGCTGTGATCCGCCGGGGCAACCAGCCGCCGGGCGTCTCAATGGCGATATGCTTGCGATCCGCGGCGAAGCGCAGATAACCATCGGCGGCGACGGTGAGGCTGGTCGTCACATTGCCGGTATTGAGCGGCTTGAGGTCGGACTCGAAGGTCGGTTGCCAGAATTGCCGGTAGCGACCAGCCCGGCGGTGCAGGAATTGGCGGATCGCCCACGCTTCCTCCATCCCATCGCCCATCATGCGATGCACGCGAGAAGGCCGATTGTAGCGCCATGGGGTGCGATAGCTGACGAGGCCAAGCTGCTCGTCGATCAGATCGAAAGCCGTGACGATGCTTTCGGTAAGCGAGCCACCATCAAGCAGGCTGACATCGCTGTAGAAATCGTCGCCCAGATATTGCGCCGGGGCGGCGGGCGCGAGCGCGGCATTGTCCTCAATGGCGAACGCCAGATCGACGGAGCCCTGTCGGCCATTGAAAGCGCGCTGTGGATCGCTTTCGAGATAGCCCGCGCGCACCGGCATCACATAGGCGTCAGTGAATGCCTCGGTCGGCGTGCTTAGGCTGATCGCCTCGTCGCTGGTGACATCATCGACGCCACAGACCTGATATTGCTGCGGCGATTGCCAGAGCAAAAGAGGGGAGCCGGCACGATACTCGGCAAAGCGGGTATCGAAGGCGAGCGATGTCTCGCCCGCGACGATCTGGCCGAGGTGCCGGACTTGCGACCAGATCGGCACCAGCCATTGCTTGCCGCGCTGGCCGTAGAGCATATTGGCGACGCGCCGCTGTTCGGCGATGGGCACGAACGCGCTCATTCGATAGCTATGGCGCGGCACATCCCTGACTTGCTCGCGTTCCTCCGTGCCGTTCTCGCTGATCGACAGATCGGTCAGCCAGGCGATGGCCTCCTGCATGGGCGTGCGCGGCCAGAGCGACATGACAGGCGGCGAATAATCGGCCTCAAGCCAGAAGAACGTCGTATCGGCGCCCGAGCCATCGGAGAGCAGCAAGATCGCCAGTTGATGCGTGCCAGCCGCCAGCCGCGATTTCGGGATGATCAGATCAAGATTGTTGCGAGCCGAGGGTGGGGGCGCCGCGTCGTTGCCGGGATTGATCTGGCCCACCAGTTGCCCGTCGACGTAGATGAAGGCGGCATTGTCGATCTGGCCGCGCAATCGCACCCCGTCGGATCCATCCGTGACGATGCCGCGCCGGACCCACAGGCCGGTATTGACCGCCCATGGGGTGCCCAGATTGAGCCCGGTCTGAAATGACGGCCCGATGGTGCCGAAGGGCGCGGGGGCTGGCCCGAGCCAACCGCTGGATGGCACAGCGACCGCGCCGGGGTTGGCGGGGACCGTGTTCGCTCGGGCTTGATATTGCCAGAGGTCGCCGAGGTTGATCAAAGCCATCAGTTATTCGCCGCGCGCACAATCGTATCGGCGTTCTCGGTCGCCATGTTGATGAACAGCTGCTCACCCTCGGGCGTCGCGAAATACTCGGCGATCTGGCGGGGGTCCGTCACGTTGATCTGGCGAATGTTGACGGCGGGCGCCGGGGTTGGCTGGACGATGACCCGCTCGCCCCCATAGCCGCCAGCGGCGGCGGCCCTATTGACGCCAGCGGCAGCGCGCACATCGCGGCCCGCATTCAGGGCCTCAAGCAATGGCCGGTTGCGCGCGGTCGCATCGGCGTTGACGACGAATTCCTTGCCATGGACAACGCCCGCCTCGGCGTTGACCGGCCCGTCGCCGGTATAGCCGCCCTGTTTATAGCCGACGGTGACCGAACGGATATTCGAGACGATGGAGGCGGTGGCCGCGACGACCGACGCGATGGCGGGCAGATTGGCCGGGAAGGGCAGCGACGAGGCCTGCGCGATGCCGGTCTGGATGGCGACGATCGAACGCGCGATTGCGACGGCCTTTTCGGCCACGAACGCCGCCCGGGCGATGCGCGATTGTTCGCCGAAGGCGTCGCGCATGATCGCGGTGGTCGATGCGGCGATTTCGGAGACAGCGTTATAGCTGACCTCGCGACGGGCCTGATCGATCTGGGCCAGCCGGTTCATGTGTTCCTGATAGGCGGCCTCGCGCAGCGCATCGTAATCGACGCCCATTTGGTTAAGCTGCTCGCGGAAATTGGCGTATTGCTCCAACTCTTGCGCGTAGCGGGCGTTCTCGTCGGCCACCGCGCCGATGTCGGCGTAAGCGACGCCAGTGCCGGGGTCGATGCCTGGCAGGCCAGCGACCGCACCAGCGGCGCTTGCCGCCATTTCGGCCATGCGGGCATTGTAAGCCTCTTGGCTGATAGCGCCCTCGGCCAGCAGCGCATTGAGCGCCGCGATCGTCTGGCGATAATCGTCGAGCGGCCCGGCGATACTCTCGAGTATCGACTGCTGGCGTTCCAAGGCGTCCGATTGCCTGATGCCGTTTTCAATCATCGCTTCTTCGACCGATGTCAGATCGCGGCCCAGAATGGCCGACTCCTGCAATTTCGCGTTGAGGATGTCCCGATCAATGCCGGTCTTGCCCTGAAGGGCCTGCAGGCGCTCAAGCGGGCGCACGTAGGCGTCCTCGAAAGCCCGGGCGGTCTCCCGGGCGTCGGCGTCGGTCAAGGCGGTCTTGATCGTCAGCTTCTCGGCCTCGGTGGCCGCCCGATTGAAGCGGCGTTCGAAATCGGCGAAGGATTCGTCGATGTCGGCCTGCAATTGATCGCGGCGATTGTTCGGCAAGCCGCGCGAGGCCGCCCGGGCGACGACCGCCCCCACGAAATCGGAGGCGCGTTCTTCTAGCCGCTGCGCCTGATTGGCCTCGGTCTGGAATTGCGACTCAGTGCTGGCGTTCGTCGCCCTGCCCACGATGGTGCCCGGGGCCTCAAGGTGCATGTGGTCGCGGTGCTGATTCTGGCCAGCGGGGATGCGCCGGGTCGGCCCATCGCCGTTCGCCTCATAGACCCATCCGTTCCACAGCACCCGATAGCCGCGCGACTGATAGCGCCGGGCCGCTGAATCGAATTGGGCTTTGAGTTCGGGCACATTGGCTTCGACCACCCCGGTGCCCGAGTTGATGTCGATGGCGTATTTTCCATGGGACTTGTTGCCCATCCCGGGGTGATTGCCCCGGACGCCGCCGAATTGCTCATTCTCGCCGACGCGGAAGCCCGCCCGTTGGAATTCCCGGCCAGCGATCCCGATGGCCTGCTCGCGCGATTTGAACAGGGAGACGCCATCGCTGACGCCCTTGTTGAGCCGTTCCTGTGCCTGCGCGGCGTCGAGGGCCTTCTTGCGCCGCTGCTCAAGCGCGACGATTTCCTTGGTGAGCGTGACCTCTGAATAGTTGGTCGAGGCAATCGACGTTTCGATCAGCTTCTTGCGCAGATCGTCATATTGCGCGTTGATGCGGGCAATCGGGTCGATTGCGCGCTCCGCGATATTGACGGCGAATTGAGCGTCGGCCCGGCGCTTGGCCTCGGTCGCGGTCGCGATGGTGCCGCCGAGCCCTTTGTATTGCTTTTCCAGTTCGGCCAATCGGCTTCGCTCGGCGACCGCTGCGGCGATAGCCGTGCTGCGCGTAGCGGTATCGGCGGCCCCGCCAGCCGTTTCCTCCAAGCGACGCAAATTCTCGCGCGAGCGCCTGATGTCCTCTTGCAGGCGGGCCTTCTGGGCGATGGCGTTGTCCAGATTGTTCTGCGCCTCGCTCATTTCGGCGATCAGGGCGTCGCGCCGGGTCTGAAGGTTTTCCTTCAGTTCCTTGTTCTGCTCGCGGATCGCCGCCGTCACGCCTTCGACCGTGCTCATAAACGCCCGCTTGGCCTGCGCGTCGATGTCGGTCGCCCGGGCGTCCTCCTTCAGCTTTTCGATGGCATCGCCCAAGGCGTCGTTGCTTTCGAACAGCTTGCCGATGAACGGGGCAAGCAGGATCGTCGCGGTCGATAGCGCGATACCCCATGGGCCGCCGAGGAAACCGGCGACGCGCCCGAGCATCGATTTGCTATCGCCGCCCATCAGCATGAGGGCTTGGCTGATCTGGCCGATCTGGGACGAGAAGATCTGGGCGGGCTTTGCGCCGAGCGAATACATCGTCGCCACGTCGCCGATCTGGTAGCCCATCTGTTGCATACCGGCGCGTGCCTGGCCGGTAATAACGGTCCCGTTCTTGGTGGCCTGATTGACCATATTCTGCGCGCGGGCGTATTGCTCCTGACTGATCTTGCCCGCGTCCAGAAGCATCTTTGCTTCTTTCATCAGCGCATTGAGCCGCATCTGTTCGGCGGCCTCGGCATCGGTCGCGGCCAGCACCCGGCGCAGGGCGGCCTCCATCTGGTTTTGCGAGGCGGCGTTCTGCTTGGCCGAATTGCTCTGCTGATCGGTGCTGCTCTTGGCCTTGCTGGCGCTGGCCGCCATGCGATCAAGGGCCTGCGCGGTCGTCTCGTTGGCGCGGGCCATATTGGCCGAGGCGCCCGAGAGATTGTTGATCGACTTGTCCAGCTGTTCAAGCCGGGCGACCAGCCCGCCGATCGTTCGGTCGAATTTGGCCTGATCGAACGACCGATTGAGCGCCTGTTCGGTCGCGCGGGCCTCCTGCTGGACGCCGCGAAGGTCTTGCTTGACCTTATTGCTGCCCGCGCTGGTCTGCGGGTCGATCTTCGCTACTATCCGATATTCCGCCACCGCCGCTTTTCCCTGAATTCAGGTTCTCGATCTGCCAGCGGCGTTCGGCTTGGTCCATCTTCCGGATGACAGTCCAGAACGCCTCCGCGACATCGGGCGCGAGGCCCTTGCGGTCAGCGTATGCCATAGCTTTATCCCATGGGATAGGACCATCAGGCGGGCGGCAAGTCGCCAGATCGCGGAATCCGTCGTAGAAAAAGGGCGCGCCGGGCGGCTCCGATGGCTCGTCAAGATACCATTGCGGAAGCGGCCGGCGCTTCTTCCTTGCCGATTTTACGCTGTAGCCGTCTCGGTCGAATCGGAGAACCCACTCGAGTCTGGCGGCGAGCCGTTTCCCAAATTTTCCGCATCGCCGACGATCCGGCGCACATCGGCGAGGCCATCCTTCGGCACGAAATTATAGGTGTTGCCGACGAAATTGCGGCACGGTTCGAACATATAGTTCGGCAAGGCGCGCAAGAACGACAGGCATTCGTCGGCGCTGAATGGGTGGGTCTTGCCCTTTTCGTCCTTGGGCGGATTGCCCCATCCCTTGGCGCATGTCCGGGCCATCAGTTCGCGGTCGATTTCGCGTTCCTCGTCCAGCCGGGCGCTGCTTAGGATTTTCTCGCGGCGCTTCGCCTTGGTGTTAGCCTGATCGGCCTCGGCGCGCTCGACAGCGATCCGGACGCGCTCGTTGAGATAATCGGGGTTTGAGTCGGTCATCGGGGCGAAGATGATTGAGGGCTCGCCGGGGATGTCCTCGAAAATATATTCGGCGGTCGTCTGCTCATTAACGTCCAGCTTCTTGAGGTGGGAATAGTCGGCCACAGGGGTTCCTCCATTGATCAGGGCCGGGACTATCTATTCCCCCGATGCCGCTCTGTCCAACGCTTGCGCCTGCGGGCAAAAGAAAAGGGGCGGGGCACTAGGCCCCACCCCCTCTTGATCATCGATCAGCCTGGCGATCAGGCGCAGCCGACATCCGGCAGGACCGGGAAGAAGCTGATGCCGAGCGTAAAGCCCGCCGCGCCTTCTTCGTGCGCCATGAAGGTCGTATTGAGCAGCACCGATTGATTTTCGGGCATCTCGCGACCGCCACCGCCAAGCGTGCCGGTCGGCAGATCGAAAGCCGCGCCGCCATCGCCATTCCGGATAATCCAATCAAGGCCGACGGTGCGATTGCACCGGATGCGTTCGATCATATCCGGATTGGTGAAAAGGATCTGGGTTTCGACATCGACCTCGATGTCGCCGATATTGAGATATTTCGGGCCCAGCTTGGCGATGACCTTCTCGCCCGCGACATTATTGGTCAGCGTGAACGTGGCCGATTTGAAATCGGTCGTCAGGCCTTCCTCGTCGATGTCCTGCGCGCGCAGGCGGGCAATATCGCTGGCGCTGCCGAACGATTCAGTCTGGCCGCCCGATTTGGCGTCCTCGGCGTTCTCTGCCCGGACAATCGACGGGTTGGTCGTATCGGTGCCGACAAAGCCGAGCGTCATCGTCGCCTTGCCCGAGAGCGGGATGCTGATCGAAAGCGCGTCGGCATAGTTGCCGAGGCTATACTCGTAGCCGGTCGCGCCACCCGCCATAAGGTTCGGGCTCGCCAGTTCGAATTGCGTCGAATGCTCGACCCAATCGGCAGCGCCCACCGGCACGTTGCGGACGAACTGGCCGAACAGGATGTCGATGCGCAGGCCGGTGCCGCCGCTATTGTCGTCCGTGCCATCATCGGCGACGAACGGCTGATCGCGCTTTGCCAGCGTGATCTTATTCTGTTCGATCAGGATCGCCCGGGCAAAGCCGGTATTTTCTTCCTCGAAGAACTGGTTGGCCAGATCGACGCCGCCGATGTGGATGACCTGATAGGGCGCAATGCCAAGCGTGGTGAAATCCAACGCCGTGCTGATCAGATTGCCGTCAGCATCGATTTCGATGTCGCCAGCCGCGCCACGGACGCCCGCGACCGCGATTTCGGCATAGTTGCCAGCCGCGACCGTCTCGGCGGTAAGCCCCGCGATCGTCAATTCGGTCTCGGTGGCCCCCGGGTCGTCGGAAAGCACCTTCAGGCCATTGTTGGCCTCATTGAGAAACCCGCTGGCGTAGATCAGCGTAGTCGCACCCGAGCCCGCGCCATTATAGACGAGGCGACCAGCCTCGGCGGCGCTCAAGGCCGGGATGGTATAGCCGGTGCCGGTGACGCCGCTGACGAGAAAAGCGTCGGCGCCGACCGCATTGCTGAAAAGAAACGCCTCGGCAAACCAGCGAAGGTGAGCAAGCGTCAGATCGGCCTCGAATTCGACCGCCGAGTCCAGATCGGTGACGACGCCCTTGCGACGGGCTCGGGCTCGGCTGATGGGCGAGCGCGCCTCCTTGCTGATCGTGGTGCCCCAACTGGTGATGTTGTTCGGCTCGGTCTCGAACCATTGCGGTTCGACCGGCAGAGTGCCTAGCGACGCCTCGCGCGCAAAGGAAAGTGTCGTTCCGTTCGTAATTACGCGGCCCATGGTCGCCTCCTGTTAGTTAAGTTCCTCATACTCGAATCGGCCCTCGACTGTCACGCCCCACCAGCGGCCCTTATCAATATCCGATTCCTCGCCGGGCTCTACCTCGGCAAATCGGATGTCATGGGACGCCAGCAGGCGACAGTTTTCGAAGATCTTGGCGGCACGCTCGGCCAGATCGGCCAGATCGCCGGAACCGCGCCCCGGGGGCTCGCGCAGATCGATGATCAGCAAGCCCACGCGGTCCATTTTGCGATTACCGCGGCTCCCCATCGTCCCGGAGCCGCCGGGCAATCTGATCGCCTTGACGGCTACCCATTGGGCGTCCGGCGGATCGAATTTCTCATTGTCGAGCGTGAACGCTGTCAGCGGGCCGGGCTCGGGCCCGTCGCTGACCCATTGGTCGGCGAACCGCTGGTAGAGCGTTTCCTTGACCTCGCGCCACACACTCATCGTTTCGGCCTCGGCTTATTGGCGCGGGCAGCAGCGGCCCTGCGCATGCGCGTGCCGAATGAGGCCGCGCGGCTGTAGGTTTCCCGGATGGCCTTCTCGATTGCGATCTGGACAAAGCCCCGGGGCGATTGCGGCGAGTGGCCGCGATTAAGCGCGCCGATATAGGCGACGTTGTTGGTCGAGAAGATCGGCCCGTCCTTGAGCCGCCAAGCCAGCACCTCATTCTCGCCAGCCGCCGCCAGCTTGGCCCGGGCGGCGACCTCGGCGGGCGTGGGGCCCTCGCGCGGGTCGGCGGGCTCGCCGGATATGACATTAGGCTCACCGACGCTCGGCAACCAGTTGGCCGACGCCCACCCGGTATCGATTGGCGTGCCAAGCGGCGGATTGCTTCGCAGATTGGCGTTCAAATTCAGACCGAGGGCGATGATTTCGCCCTCGGTATATTTCTCCAGATCGGTGACAATGAGATCGATCTGGTCGGCCATGATCAGCCGATGACTTCGGTATCGGGTGCCTGGCCGCTATCGGGGGCCCGGCTCGCGCGGCCCTCAATGATCTTGCGTTGCAGATCGGCCTTGTTGTCGTCGCTTTCGATGGCCGCGCCCTCGCGCCCGGCGATCAGGCGCAGATGATCGTTCGTCACCCGGTCGCCCTTGCGAGCGCCAGCCTCGCGATCATCTTCCTGCCAGACGGACAGATCTTCCGGGATTTCGAGGTTGCCCAGATCGACCGTCGCGCCATCGCTTTGATCGGTCGCATCGGCCAGAACCCGCGCCGCGTTCTGCTCGGGCGTCTCGACCGGGGTGGGCCGGAAATTATCGGCGGGCACAGCGACCTTGCTGGCAAAGAGGCGGCGGGCGGTCGCTTCCGTCACCTGTCCGGCGGCCTCGGGTTCGTCGACGATCGTCAGGCGCGCGCCGCGATTGAGGTTGAATCCGTGGACGGTCTTGAACGTCGCCATGATCAGCGGCGTCTCGGCATTGAAATCGGTCATCGTTGGCTCCTTCGCTTTACCCGGCCCCTGATACACAAAAGGCCGCCCCTCGGGTAGAGAGACGGCCTCGGGGGGTTATTTGCAATCCCTAGTCGGTTGCCGGGGTCCAGCCTTCCGGCGGCCCGGCGTCCAGCAAGGCGGTGCGACGCTGATTGGCCGCATCCTTGCCCTTGATGCTTTCCGGCTCGGCCAGCCATGGCGCGGCGACATTGTAATAGCCGCCGCCCGAATGGGTGGCCGTCACGGCATCGCTATAATCGGGCGCCGGGGCCTCGGCCTGATCGGCCGGCGCATCACTTTCGGCCTGTTCGGGCTTGTCGGCCTGTGCGCCATCGGTCTGATCGTCGGCCTGATCGGAGCCATCCTGCGCCGCGTTATCGGCGGTATCGGTTTCGGACTTAACCGCATTGGCCTGCTGATCATCGCTGCCGCTGGCGTCGCCGGGCTGGCCATCCGACCCATTGTCGGCGGTCTGTGCGGCGTCTGGGTCAGCGGGGGCCTCCCCGCCCTGTTCGCCGGTGTCCTCACCAGCGTCACCAGACGCCGCAAGCCCCTGCTCGGGCGACCAGCCTTCAGGCGGGCCTTCCTCGCGCAATTCGGCAGCGCGGGCCGTTGCGGCCTCGGCTCCGTGGACCTTCTCGGGCTCGGCAAGCCACGCGGCCTGCACATCGAAATAGCCGTTGTCGCCAGCGGCCAGATCAAGCGTCACGCCGTGGTGGCTGATCGGCTCGCCCTCGTCGTGGATTTCGCGCTGGCGTTTCTCGGCGTCCTCGCGGCCTTGGACCTTTTCGGGTTCTTCCAGCCAAGGGGCGCTGATTTCATACCAGCCGCCATCGAGGTCGTCGATTTCGACCTCGGTGCCGCCTTCGATCCAGCCGAGCGGTGCGCCTTCCTCGCGCAATTCCGCCAAGGCCTTTTCGGCGTTCGTCTTGCCCCTGATCGTCAGGGGCTCGTCCATCCATGGGGCGGTGATGTCCCAAGAGCCATTGCGGGCCGCTGGCTTCATTTGGACGGGATCGGGTTCTGCCTCGGGGGCAAAATTGACCGCGCGCGATTCATATTGAGCGGCGCGCTGGCGGTCGGAAATCTTGGCCGCATCATCGGGGTGGGGGAATTGGTCGCCGACCGCATAGGGTCGGCCCAAATAGATGAAGCCCCGGGCAACCGTAAGATCGCGTTTCGGGTCAAAGCGAGGTCGAACGGGCACGGGGCTTCTCCTATGTTTCAGGCTTATTCGGTAGCGAGAACGTCGCTGATAAAGACAGCGAGGTCGTCCGTCACCTTTTTCATGCCGAATGCCTGGCGGCTGTGGAAATAGTCGCTGTAGGCGCGACCGTCACGGCCTCGGCTAATGACGCCACCCATGTCGTTGGTCTGGCCCGGGACGAGGCTATCCCACGCGAAGGTGGCGATGGCCGTCGGGCTGTCCAGCGTCGGGTTCGGTTCGATATAACCGAGCCATGCCGAGTTGGGATCGACGATGTAGGTGAAATTCTCACCGCCGGTATCATCGACCGAAATCGGCTTTTCGTCAGCCGTGTTGTAGATCGCCCGGGCAACGCGGAGGTTTTCGATTTCGAACATGGCCGCCATGACCGCGTTCGTGATCGCCGCGCTGGACGTATATTTGATGCGATCCACGAATTCCGGGTGGTTCTTGAGGCGCTTGCGGACATTGGAGCCAAGCACAAGCGTGTTGGGTTCCATGCCGGTCGCGGCCCGGATCGTCTCTTTCCAATCTTCAATATCGGAAAGCGGCGAGGATGCGTCGTCGGCCCACGAAAGGAACGACACGCCTTCTTCCGGAGCCGAGGTAACGCCAGCGACTTCCTGCGCCCAGACGCCTTCTTTGAAGAAGGTGGTCGCCCAGATGCGGTCGGCGCGGATCATCTGCTTGGTCGTCAGCAGGCGAGTGGCGTTCTCGTCGAGGCGGCCTTGCACGCGCGAGTTCTGGCGGGTGCGATCGTCGATGACGTGTTCAAGCGCCCATTCCTCGGCGACATAGGTATCTTCCTTGATACCGTAGCCGACCTGGACGGGGCGGCCACCGAGCGGACGCACCTTGGCCTCATCGCGCCAAAAGTAGCCCGGGGGGTAGACGTTGAATTTGCCCGCTTCCTGCGTCACCGGGATGCGGCTCGATGCTGCGCCAGCGACGAACACGCCATCCTCTTGCATGAGGCCATAGCTATAGTTCGTCAGATAGGCGTCCGGGTTCGTGTCCCCGGAGATGCTCTTTTTAAAACTCATATTCCCTTCTCCAAGTCACGAAGCCCGATTGGGGGCCTCTTTGGGGTTCGCTGCTCTCGGACCCCCCGGGAATTATTGGCCCCCGTTAGGGAGCCGGCACGTCGAGGTTGCTACGATCAACTTCGATGGTGAAAAGCACATCGGCGCCCGACGCGGCGCTGATCGCCGTGCCGAATACCTCGGTGCCCGCCGTAGCGGTGATGAATTTGCCAGCGGCGTTCGGGGTGACTTTCGCGCCGATGGCGACAGCCGCGCCAGCAATGGCCTTCAGCTGGTTGCCGGTCTTGATCGACGACGACAGGCCAGCGGCCTTGCCCTCGCTGATAATGCCGTCGCAGCCATCGCCAGCGCCGCAAAGATTGAGGCCGGTCGGGGTCCGCTTGGCGGCAAAGAATTCCTTGCCGGTGAGATCGACAGCGCCGGGGACCGCATCGGTCTGTGCCCCGGTGAAACGTTCGGTTGCCATGATGGCTATCCTTCCTTCGTTTGCCCCGCCGGGTCATTCCAGCGGGGCGGGTTTCGACTGATGGGCCCGGCTTATTCAGCCGCGTCCATTTCGGCGTTCTCGGGGTAGGCCTCGGCGAAGATTTCCGGCTGCTCGTCGCGAACAGCAGACATCGCTGCGGTCTTGCTGATCTTGCGTTCGGCAGCGACCTTGGCGACAGCGGCGTCATAGGTCTGGCGAGCCTTGGCAAGATCGGTCGGGCCTTCGCCGCCCTCGGTGGTGCCGAGCGATTTCATCATGGAACCGCCCGCCTTGTTCATCTGCTCAAGCGACTTCAGGATGCCCTTCGCGGCGTCGCTATCGGCACCAAGCTGGTCAGCCGACTTGAGCATTTCGGTCGAAATCGCCTTGGCGACGTTCGGATAGGCGGCGGCACGCTTTTCGATGGTGCCGGTCGCATTTTCCTCGCGCAGCTTTTTGATTTCCTCGGCCTGCGCATCCATGCGCTTTGCCATCATGGCAGCGACCGCACCGTCCGACTTGCGGATCTCGGTGCCATCGGCGCACTTGTAGAGAACCGGGTCGCCCTCGTTTGCCTTGGTCACCTCGGTCGCGCGATCATCGGCGGACTTTGCGATGAACGCGCTCTTGGTCGCGTCATCGGCCAGGCCGTCGTAATACTTGCGGACATCGGCGGGCATTTCGAGGATGGCGATCTGGCGCTTCATCGCGTCCATTTCGTCCTTCTCGCCCTTCTTCTTCTTCTTGTCGGCGGCCATCTTGGCCAGATCGGGGTTCGCGTCGAGGGCGTCGAAATCGTCGAGCGTATCGGCGGCTTCGATGATGTCCTGCGCTTCCTGTGCGGTCGACTTGGCGATGGCAAAAGATGCCACAGCCGAGGCGAGGGCGGCCTTCGTGGTAATCGTCATGGTTGGCTCCTTGGGTTGGGGCTGTGACTCGATCCAGCCGGTTGCCGCCTTCTGGATCGCTTTGCTCATTTCGTCGTCCGAGGATTTCGACCCCGCCGACCGGGCGGCGGCAACCGCCCTGTCTACCAATTCGTTGACGCTGGCGACATAATCCGTCGAGGCCGTCGAGCCATCGCCGCCATCGGAAAGTTCGTCCGTCAGCGCGGTGCGGAAAGCATCGTTGCGTTGCCAGAGCCCGTCGAACGTATCCCAGAAGGCGCGATTAACGCGCTCGCTGACCATCGCGCCATTCAGGGCCTCGTCAAAGGTCGCCTTGATCAGCGGGTAGTGCGGCGACAGCTTGGAAATGTCGGGCGCCCGCTTGATGATCGCGACCGTCGCGTGTTCCTGACAGGGGCGATCAACGGCGGCGATCTTGGTGACGGAAATGCGGTTCAGAACGCGCTTCGTGGCCATCAGGCCGCCTCCTCGATTTCATCGAATTCGACCCGCTGGCCCTCAATCGAAAAGCCGGTGTAAGTGCCGTCGCGGAATTTCGCGAGAATGTCGTCATCGGCGGGGTGATAGCCGACGACCAAGCCGGTCTTTTCGACCTGCCAGCCGAGCGCCTTGGCGATTTCCTCGGTGACGGGAAACTGGAAATAATAGGAGCCGACATCGGGGCCCGCGTGCATATCGTTGCCAGCGGTCTGCATCCCGGTCTCGGCGGCATCGACCGCCGCCTTGAACATGGCGTCCTCGGTGATGTGTTCGGGCACGCGCTGGCCCTTGTGGACGCCCTCAAGATCGACGTTGAGATCGTAATATTCGACCAGATTGCCGTCGGCGTCGCGGTTCTTGCAGACGATAGCATAGCCAAAGACGAGGCCATGCTCGTCATCGACATTGATAACGTCGTTCACCTTGACGATCTTTGACCCGATCTGGCTCACCAGCGACTCCCTGCCTAGCGCATTCTGTGGTGGTCAGGGGGTTGCCAGATCGAAAAACCCGACTGCCCGCCATGGGGCCTAATACCGCGACTCGGCTTCGAGGGATAGCCCCCTGTTTATCGCTGCCGAATTCTGGTCAGGATTGCGCACCGGCACTGGATTGTCTCCTTGGCCGGGGCCTCGGGATCGCCGGGATAGCGCAACTCGCCATTTTCCGTCACCCAAGTCTCGCCCCAATTGCGCACTTGGTCATTGAGCAGGCGGTGCGTGCGGCGCTCGCGATTGTCGAGTCGAGTGCGCCATGTGCGTTCCAATTGCTCGGCCCTGATGTGCCCGGCGGCGATTGCCTGGCGATAGGCTTCCTCGTTGCCCTGATGGACGGAGCGCAGCGCCTCGGTGCGGCCAATGACCTCGGCCCGGTGCTTGATGTATCGCTCGCTATAGCGGCGCACCATCATATCGATCTTCTCGGGAGCCAGCTTGCGGCCAGCCCGGGCGGCGGCGCGCACCGATCTGTCCGACCGGCCATCGCGCAACGCGCGCGAGAGGGCGTTATCGGCGGCGGCATCATCGACGCCGACGCGCTCAAGCGCGGCCCGATAGCTGGCCACATGGCCCCATTGGCTTTCGGTAAGGCCGATTGAATCCCGGAAATCGCGTGCCTGCGCGCGGGGGTTCTTGCCGGTCTCGACGCCCGAGAGGACAGCCATCCAAGTCGCCCGGCGCTGCTCGTCGGTAAACTCGCGGATCAATTCGAGGCGATTGCGCTGCATGGCGGCGACGGCCAGCAGATTGACCTGATCAAAGACGATCCGGCCCACCCCGGCCTCGCGCAGCCAATCGGAGGTCGATTGCCCACTGGTGACGAAAGCGACGTTGGTCGCGGCGGCCAGCTGCTCGGCGGCATCGGCCAACTGGTCGATTGCCTCCTGCAAGCGGCCCTGTTCGATCAGATCGGCGAGGGCGCCCAGATCGACCTCATTCTTGAGGTTCTGGACAGCGGTGCGGAAGATCTGGGCAATCCGCGGCTCCTGCTGGTCGATCAGCCGTTCAATCCGGGATTCGGGGTCTTCCCAATAGGCCTCGGCCTTGGCGATCGTCAGCGCGTCCATGGCCTAGACCTTATCGGGGCCGCGCCGATCCCGACAGAGAAAACGATATGTCGCCGCCGCCGGGTCGCGCTTGAGCAATTGGACCGCGTAGAGCGTGAGCCCTTCGATTTCGATTGCATCGTTGCGCAGCGGCACCCCGCCCTCCGGGATGGTATCGCCGATCAGCAGGGCGATCCGGTCGTTCAATTCGAACGTGACGCCCGCTGGCGGGGTCGAGGGCAGATCTTCCCATATCCCCTTGATGCCGGTGAACGCCTGCGGGGTCTTGGCCTTGCCGCCGGTCAGATTGCCAGCCTCGCGGCCTCCGTCGATCATGCGCGTCACCGTCACGTCGAGCAGGCCCGGGGCGACGTGCTGCTTGATCAGCCCGGCAATATCGACGCCGAATAGCGGGTTGCCCATCAGTCGTAATCCACGCTTGCGATGGGCCAATCCCAAGGGAAGCGGCCACCGAGCGGCGGGATGCAATCTTGCGTGCCGAACGCCTCGGCGCCCGCATTGAGCGCGCCCGAGCCCGCGCCACCGTCCAGGCAAACCAGATTGGCCGTCAGCAGCAAGGTCCAGAGCGCCTTGGGTATCGGGGGGCCGCCATCGACCGGCGAGAAGAATTCGATCTGGGCCGAACCGGCCTTGGCCGACTTGATATTGCTCGCGCCGCTGGCGTCGGCAAATAGCGCCGGGTTGGCGTTCAGATCGGCGGCCAGCATGGCGGCGACCTCGGGGATGGGCGATTGCTGATCTTCCGCCGGGTCCGGCGTCTCGGCGCACCACGGCAGGGCGATCATCATGCGCGTGGCGCTGACCAGCGCGCGGCCCTTGGCGTCATTATTGGCCAAGGCCCAAGAGGTCGCCCGGCTGATGTCGCCGCCGAGATATTCGTCCGCGCCTTCGACGGATTGAAACGCCTGATATTCGGTCGTCCCGATGGTAACGATCATCGCCGCATCCTCGCCTTCGCCATATTGCGGCGCGAGCGCAGCACCCGCACCTTGGTCAAGCCATCCTCGGGGTTGTCCTCAAGATCATCGTCGGGATCGGCCGGCGCGGGTTCTTTCCGGCGCGGGTTGAGCGACAGGTCCATTTCATCGACGCGAGGCTCGGGGCGCGTCAGACCGAGCAGATCGTAGATTTCGCCAACCGCCGGATCGTCGGCCATCATCGGCGCGCCAGCATTGGCCAGCTTGGCCAGCGTATCGGCGACCTGTTCGATGTCGCGGTCGCTGATTTCATTGACACCCATCTGCGGGCGCAATTCCTCGGGCCAGCCGTTCAAATCGGCCAGCGGGGCGATGATGTCGCGGTCGTAGATTTCGCAAAGATCAAGCAGCGTGCTTGTGACCGTCAGGTAGAACGTGCCGACCTTGGAACGCGCCAGCGCGAGCGAGCCCGAGCCATCGGCACCAAGGAGCAAATGCTCTGTGCCGAGGATGCGCGCCAGTTCTTGGTTCATCCGATTAACGGCGGCGGCCATCGCCTCGAAGCTGCTCGAATCGCCATTGAGCAATTCAAGCGCCCACTTGGGCGTGCCCGATGGGGTGGTGGCCTTATCGACGCTCGTCGCCAGATAGGGGTCGGATGGCAAGAGCATGGCCGATTTGACGTTGCGGACGTGCTTATCAAGCCAATTGCGCAGCGGGGCCAGCAGGGCGACCCGGCGAGCCTCGGCCCGGGCGCGCGCTTCGGATTCAGGCGGTCCCGCTTCCTCGACCTCGGCCTTGAGTTCGCCAAGCGGGGCCCGGGCGACGGGAATGCCGCGCAGATCGGTGGTAAAGCCGATTTCTTCCAATTTCAGGAAGGTCTCCAAGCGGCTCGCGGTCTTGGCGAGGTGCCGGAAAAGCCCCACGCCCTCGGGGCTATCGGTCAGCGTATCATCGACCGCATAGACGATTTTGTTGCGCGGCAGCGGCACATCGGCCCGGCCAGGCACGCGCTGCACCACAGATTCGACCGTGCCGCCCTCGTCGCGGTTCCACCGGGCAATCGATTTCTGCGGGCGATGCTCAATGTCCTTGAGGCCAATCGAACCGTCGTCGTTGACCTTGGCGGTCCATTCTTGGATCGCGAAGCCGTAGAGCCGATAGGCGGCGGTCTTGCGAACGATCGATGACCACGATGATGTCATGCCGAACAGTTCGCGATAGACCTGATCGGCGTAGCCTTGCGCGACGGCCTTTTCGTTCTCGTTCAGATCCTCGGGGGGATTGACGGTCCAGACCGCGTTACTGGTCAGATTGAGAAACAGCCGCACGCCAGCGGCCACAATGCTGACATCGCGGACCATTCGGTCGAATTCATCGAATCGGCGCTGGCCGACCAGATTAAGCTCCCGGTCGGGTTCATCGAAAGTGCCGGCTCCCTCGCCAGACCCGATGCTGCCCGTCGTTCGCGTCGATCCCAAGGTCGATGTCGCCGACCCGCGCTTGCTAAATCCGAGAGCGTCCCCGGCCCGCTTGAGAATGCTATCCGCCAATGCTCGGCCTCCTGTTCGCTGGCATCCATACGCCAGACGGGCCCTGCGGTCTATCGGCTCGGCCAGATCAAAGAAATCGGGCCGCCCCCGAAGGAACGGCCCGACCGGATAATCCGAGAGCCCCCGGGCCGTAGCACGAACCCCGGGGCGCTGTCATTAGGTCAGATCAGCAATGTCGCGCGGCGGCTTGGCGCGATACACCCGCCTCGTGGCGCAGCGATTGGAGAAGGCCGGGATCGAACGGCTCGCCGGGATCGACAAGCAAGGGGGCGTCATAGCCATCGACCAGCCGCAAGGGCTCGGGCTTGAAGGCATCGACCATCCAATCCCACGCGCGATTGATCGCCTCGGTCGCCATATTGAACGCTGCGATGGGCAGCGCGGCGATCAGGGCGAGGGCGGCGTAGAGGTGGGTCTTTCGCAATACCATGGGATTTCCTCCTTTGACGATCGCGGCCCAATCGGGGCCGAGAGATCGGCACTGTGCGACGGAAAGGGGGAAAGGACAAGGGGCCGGAAGCGCGAGCCGCCGACCCCTCTACCCTTCCGCGCCGGACTGTCCCCCGACGCCGGGGCGGGTCGCCCCCTCGGTATCTCAATGGCTGTTCGGTCGGTGCCTCCCCGACCCGCGCCGCCACCGCGCCCTGCCGCTATTCCCCTTGAGTGACTGGCGTTCGGCAGACTCAGTTGTCACGCCCGGGGTGTTGCCGCGATCTGGGCGGATTGGCAAGCGCAGGCTGTCAGGCGCCCCATGGGTCGCCGTCGAAGCCAGCCCCGGGCGCCGGTTCCTCGAAATCACTTTCGTCGCCGACTTCCTCGGGCGCGGCGTTCTGGGCAATCGGCATCGTGCCGACCAATTCGAGGAAGGCGCGGCTGCTGGCGTCAACTTGGTCTTTGAGGGAGGCGCCGGGGAAATTGCGCAATTCCTCGATGTATTGGCCGTTCCATGGCCCCCGCACCAGATGCACCCGTTCGGCCCCGACTTGCGCCGCGAAAGGCTCGGCGCGGGTCTGCTTGTCGCCCGTCTCCGGGGTGCAGATATAGTTATAACCCATCAGGATTTCGGAGACGCGCCACTTGAAGGCCTTGCCCCCGAAGCCGGGGTCTTGCGGGATCGATATGCGGACGCTCGGCACATCGGATCGATCTTGCGCGCTGACCTCGGCGATCATGCGTTCGACGCCGGTTGGATCCTCCTTGCGGCGCTCGACGTGCCGGACGTAAATATCGCCGCCGACGCGGGTCATCAGCACGCGGACGGTATAGGGCGATTTCTTCCGCTTGCTGCCAGCCAAGTCCCACCCGGCCCATGTGGTCCCGCCAGCGGGCACGCGGTCGACGATGCTGATATGCTCGACCTTGAACATGCCGCCCTCGCGCGGCGCTGGCCGCTGCTGGTATTGGCCGTTCCACATATACTCGCCGGATTTCTTCAAATCCTCGACAGCGCGTTCCGGCACGCGCTTCGCGTCCATCAACTCGCCGTCGTATGATCGCGGGTCGGTCCAATCCTTCGTCTTGCCTGGCCGATCTGGGTCGGGCACCTGCAAGGGCGTGGTGCAGGCCCGGGCCGGTTCGAATTCCATGGGGATCATCAAGTGGACGAACCCATAATCGCGGGCGAGCAGAACGCCGGTCAGATCGCCCTCATGCAGGCGTTGCATGACGATGACGATGGCCGACGATTCCCAATCGTTCGTGCGGTTCAAGCCGCCTTCGATGAACAGGGTGGTGGCCTTGTCGCGTTGCGTCTCGCTTTCGGCGCCCTCAAGGCTGTGCGGGTCATCGACCAGCAGGCGGTCGCCGCGCTTGCCGGTGACGGACTTGAAGGCGACCCCGGTGCGCGAGCCGGTATCATAATTGCTGAAGGACAGCACGCCCTCGGTTTTCATCGGCGTCGGCCAGAGCGATTGAAACCACTCGCTCTTGATCAGATCCAGCGTCTTGCCGTTATCGCGCTTGACGTTGCCCAATTCGAACGAGGTGCTGACATAGCGGAGGTGCGGGCGGCCAAGCGGGCCCCATTCCCACGCTTGCCAGAGAACCGAGACGATTGTCGATTTCGACGAGCCCGGGGGGACGTTGATGATCAGGCGCGGGCGCAGCTGGCCCCGGCTGATGGCCTCAAGGTGGGCGCACATCGCATCGAGGTGCCAATTCCAGATCAGCGATGTGCCGGGTTCGATGATCTTCCACGCCAGCTTTACGAACTCGGCGAACGATTGGCATTTCTTGCGGATCGCGTCGGCGTCGCGATGGGCGTCCTCCATCATCGCGCGCGCTTGGCGGCGGGCTATCTCGGCGCGGAACGCCTCGGTCGATAGCGCCATGGGCTCCCGGATAAGCGTTTGCCCATCGGCATCATTCGTCAGTGCCGCCAAGGACTTCCTCCGGGTCCAATCCCTCCGCGATTGCGGACAGGCGGCCATATTCCAGCAATTCTTCGTGGCTCAAGCGCGACAGATCGGGGCCCGGGCCGCCGAATGGCTCGCGGGCACGGTCGCCGATTTCGACCTTTGTCGTCCAGCCGCCGAGGCGGGCAAGGATGAATTTCTGCGCATCCAGATCGCCCTTCGCGGTCTCGGCGTCGGCGTTCTGGGCGCGATTGATCATCTGCGATCCGATCCCGGCAAGCATCTGGGCCCGGCCCAACTCCATATCCTCGGCGAAATGGCGGCGCAGGGTATCGCGGCTGACGCCGATCAGGCGGGCGATGTAATGCTCGCCATGGACCGGAAAGACCTTGGCGTAGGTGCGGACCTTTTCGCGCTGATCTTCGGTCGGGACGAAAGCGGGCTGGCCGAATCTGCCTTTCGGTGCGCCCCGGGCGTCATCGGCGCGCGTCTTGATGTTGGGAGCCGTCGCGGGCTTCTTCTTCGGTTTGTCGGCCATGGGGCCAAGATACTCACGGCTGATCGAATCGTCGAGTCCCGCCAGGCAGGCGGTTTTTCCGTCCCGGATTAAGACTTTATTAGGACTTCTCTGGCAAACGACACGCATGGGCACGCACGCACCAAGAGGAAGCCAGATGATGGACGCCACCACCCTCCGCGAACAGATCCGCACCGCTATCGAATGCGCGAAGATCTACCGCACTCGCCGCCGCCAGCTTGCCTATTTCCAATTGCAGCACGCTCGCCGCCTGCGCGAACAGCTGATCGACATTCTCGCGACCAGCGATAGCTACGAGGTGGCATAATGGGCCTGATCGATACCATCGCGCTCGGCGCTTTCATCTTCGTCACGCTGGCCGTGGCCGGATGGCGGGCCCTTGATCTGCTGGCCGAGCGCGAGCGCGCCGAGGATCGCGAGCGGGTCGAATGGCTCAAGCGCCGCGCCAATGTCAGCGTCTATCGCGGGCCCCTCTATAGCGACCGGGGCCGCGAGACGGATTAACCTGTTGCTGCCACCATTGCAGCGCGATAACACGACGACCACCCCACCACGGAGATTCGAGACATGACCATTTCCAACGCCGCCGCCGCCGACCGCGCCGATATGATCCGCGAAATCGGCAAGGCGACCCGCTTCAGCGCCTTCATGCGCTACAGCCCTTTCGACAAGCGCATTGCCTATTTCGAGGTCGAGGGCGGCGATCAGCGCGCGGCCTACGCCGCCGCTCGCGCCAAGCTGGACGAATTCGAGGCGGCCAGCGCCTTTCCGAAGCGCGGCCTGATCTACGCGATCAATGGCATCGGCAGCTTTTCGCTCGACGCCGACCTTGCCAGCGAAGCGGGCCTGATCTGATGGCCACCCCCGCCCGCACCTTTGCCACTCGCTCGGGAGCCGTTAGGGCCGCCCGGAACGAATGCCGCAAGCACCTCGGCGACCGGTTCTATGGCTATGAGGGCCACGATTTCGAGATTCGGCACGATGGCCAACTGATGGGCGCGCTCGGTGGGCCCCGGTTTTATTTCCGGCTTTGCGGCCCGGCCTTGCTGATCGAAGAAGGCGCAACACCAGCCGAAGCGGGGATTGTCTGATGTCCATATCGTTTGCCGATTTCGCCGCCTCGGGGCGCGATGTTGCTGATCTTGGGGTCGAGATTGAGGGCATGGACCTCGAAGGCGTGCCGGGCCGCATCTACGCCCATCCGGGCGGGCCATTTATTCAGCGCGAGGGGGATGGATGGTTCCTGATTCTCGGCAATGAAGATTTCTCTGGCGACCTTGCTGATCTTGAGGCCCGGCTGTTCGAATGGGCGCAGAGCGAGGGGATCGTTTGATGGCCGACGACATCATTGCATTTCAGGCTGGCCGGGAGGCGGCGATTGCCGGAAAGAACCGGGACGCTCGCCGCAGCGCCGATTGGCTTGAGGGCTATGATCAGGTGTCCGAAGATATGAAGCGCGAGGCCCGGCAACGAGCCTGACGATCAAAACCCGGTCAAATCATCGCCGCCGGAGCCGCAAGGCCTCGGCGGCTTTGCATTGCGCGGGGTCGATGTCGATCCCGATGGCGTCGAGCCCCATGGCCTCGGCCATAGCGGGCACCGTCCCCCGGCCACAGAAGGGATCGACCAGCGGGAGGCGTGGCCGCCCGGCAAACTCAATCGCCAGCTTGGCGGCGGTCATCCCCATGGCGTTCGGATAGAGCATGTGGCCGCGCTCAATGACATCGGGCGTCGCTGTCCCGGGCCGCGTCTTTTCATCGCCCAAGGCGATCAGATGCGAGTAGCCGGGGCGATGGATGTCGGCCTTCCCCACCCCCCGGCGCAGCACGATCTTGTGCCATAGCACCCGCAGGCCCGCCGCCTCGCCGAGCCCCATGATCATCGCCGCCTTCGAATGCCATTGGCCCTCGGCCTTGCGGTCGGTCGCATAGATGACCGCTGGCGCTCCCGGAGCCAGAACGGCGAACGTGCGCTCAAGCGCAGTGCGATAAAAGACCTCCCAATCCTCAATCGAACAGCCGAGTTCGTTCTGATCGGGCGGGCTGGCGACCACCGAGCAAGGCGGGCAATCGCCAGCGAGCCATTCGAGGGCGTCGGCGCAGACGATGCGCTTAGGCATCGGCGCTGACGATTTCGAATTCGTCGCCTCCCTGATCCTCGCCCAGATCGCCGGAAAGCACCCGGTCCAAGCCCGCGTCGGTATCGACCGGGCCCAAGGCGTCGGTTGCCTGGCGCGGATTGCCCTTGATGAAAACGAGGATGTTCTGATGGGTCTTGCCTAGCTTGCGCCCGGCGCGGAATTGCTTGGCGGTCCTGATCGGCAGGGAGCCGACGCTGGTGACGAGGATCGCCTCATTGTAAAGCTGTGCGCCGGCCGCCTCGAAAGCCGCGATCGTCTTGCTGACGAAATTGGCGTAGATGCCGCGCTTGTCGCGATAATCGCCCACGACGAAACAGGCGAAACGATCATCGGCCAGCCGCGCGACCGCCTTGGCGATGATTTCCGCATAGACCTTGTCGAAAGCCGCGATGTCCATGGTGCTGATGTCATCGGGGTCGTCGCTATAGACCTCCAGATCGCCATACGGCGGGCAGGAAAAGATGAAATCGTAGCCGTCCCCGATCTGGTCGGCCTTGCCGGTCTTGGCCAGCACCGCGTTGCTATCGCCCGCGTGCCATTCCGGCGCGACGGGATCGCCAGCCTCAATCTCGGCAAGCGCGTCGGCGACGCCCGGCCATTGCTCTTGATTGGCGAGGATTTGCTCGGGGCGCAGATCGATTCCGGTATATCGGCGCCCGAGCGCGCCAGCGACGATGCCGCGCACCGAGCCGCCAGCGAAGGGGTCAAGCACGCGCCCGCCCGCAGGGCTGAACCACCGATAGGCCAACTCGCAAAGCACCGGGTCGAAGATCGACGTGCCGCTGGACAGGTCGCTATCGGGCAGCACCCAATGATCGCGCTCGAATTCCTCGGGCGTCAGCTTGCGGCCCACCTTGGCTTCGGCGGCGGTCTTTTGCTCGTAATAGCGCGGGTGGCTCGACAGGGCATCCATCGTGACGCCGCCGAGGCCCTTCTTGCGGCCCTTGCCCTGCTCGGCATAGCCCGCCGATGTGCCGGGCTTCCCGCCGCGCTCGGGCTTTATCTCGCCCTCCCCCTTGAGGATGTCCTGCCCAAGCGCGCGAGCCTTGCCCTTTCCGGCCTCGCGGGCGGCCTGCATGGCGGCGCGCTTCTCGGGGTCGGGCTCAAGCATCGTATCGGACATTTTGAGCAAGTTCTCGCCCCGGCCCACCTCGCTTTTGATGCCGAGCGCCAGCCACGCGCGCTTGCGCTGCATCCACCATCCCTCGCGGGCCGACAGGACCGTGAAGGGGGCGGCGAGGAATTCGCCAGCCAAGGAGCCGGCACCCGCCTTTGCGCCCGCTGGCGCGACCGGATCGCTGCCCTGCGCGAGCGCATCGAGGGCCGAGGTATCGAAGCCGATGATCGGCAGATCGAAATCGGCCGTCCGCAATTCTTCCAATTGCTCGTTGAGGATTTCGAGATCCCACCCGGCTTGGAGCGCCAATTGATTATCGCCGAGGCTATAGGCCTTGCGATCTTCCTCCGACCAGCCCGAGACATCGATAACCGGGACGGTGCCCTTGGTCAGCGGCTTGCCGCCGCTTTCCTTGCCGGGAGGCAAGTAGATCAGGCCGTCGGCCTCGTAGATCGCCCGGGCGGCCATCAGGCGGCCATGCCCGGCCCTGATCAGATCGTCGGCCAGGATGGGGTTGGTCCAGCCGAAGCGATTGATGGCGCTTACCAGCTGATCGATCTGGGCGGGGCTATGCGTGCGCGCGTTGCGCGGGTCGGGCTTGAGGTCGTCGATCTTGCGCAGGGCAATCTTGGGTGCGGGCATTCAATCCTCCTTGGTGGGTGCCGGGGTCCAGCCATGGGCCCGGGCGTAATCTTCGATCTGTTTGACGCCGAGCGCGACCGCATCGGCAAAGGTGTGGGCGATCTGGACTTTCGAGTAAGCCCGCTGGCCGCCTTCATGCGGGAAAAGCATCTCGACATAGACGCAAGCCGCGCCGGTCGCGTCGGTATAGCGCCGGGCCGTGACGATCGGTTCGAAATCGGGCGGCAAGGCATCGACGCCAAGCTGGACGACGGGGTGCTGCTCGCCAGCGATGCCGAGCGTCAGCTTTGCGCCCGCCAGCAGGAACGCGGCCTCGCTGGCCTCGACCTCCCAAGCCGAGCGCATATAGCCCACGCCCCCGATCTGCTCGCGCCGGACGAATAGCGCGCTGCAATGGCCGTCGCTCCGCTCGTTCCAATCGGGCGGCGCGCCTAGCGGCTTCGGGTCGGCTCCTGCGATGCGGACGGCTCTCATTGGCCCGCTATATCCGCCGCCGCCTGCGCGGTCCACGCCGCTTGCGCTTCGCGCGTGCCTGGCCGCGTAGATGCTTGGGGATGGCCCAGACCCGGACCTTGCCGGTGCGCGTCTCCATCTGCCTGATCGTCTCGGGCACCCGGCCTCCGGGCCAAGGCGATGTGCGGAAGCCTTCGGCGCGCTCGCGCTCCAACTTTTCGAGGGCACAGACCACGCATCCATCCCGGGGCTTCCAAGCGGGGGATTGGCCGTGGCCTCTCGGGCATTTCTTTGGCTTGGGCGCCGGGTAGAGCGCGGCGAGCGAGCGGGGGTGGGGCTTTCGGCTGTGGTGGCGGCGCATGGGCGATGTTGCACCACAGCGCCGGGCTCCGAGTCAATCGATCAGCGCGCGGCCATCCTGAATCGTCCCCCGCGATGGTTGGCGGGGTTCTTGCGGCCATCCTCGGCGGGAGGCTCGGGGCCCATCGACCATTCGGGGTCGGCGGGGCGATGCTCGCAGGCGATGTCGGGTTTGACGCCGCAATAATAGCAGGGAAATCCGGGGTCGGGTCGGCGACCGCTGAAGGGGACGCGCCTCATTCGTCGCGCTCAATGATCTTTGCTTCGGGCTGGCCGGTGACAGCGACGACGCCGCCGAATTTCCGGCGCCGGTATTCCATGGTCTGGCGCACCCGCCGGGCTTCCTCGCGTCGCTTGGCGAAAAGCCAAAGGCCCATGGCGGGCACGCTGGCGGGGATCGACCAGAGAGCAATCTCCCACCAAGTCATGCCGACGCCTCGCGCACCGGGCCAGCTTGAGCCATGATGCCGCGGAGATCCTCGACCCCTCGCCGGGCGTTGGCCTTGGTCGCATAGCCCTCGCTGGCGGCGACGATTTCGCCATTGAGGCCCTTGATGCGGAAGCGCCACTGGCCCGCCTCGTCCCGGTAAATTTCAATCATGCCCGCTCGCTCCTATTTCGCGCCGCATCTGATCTTGGTATCGGTCCCGCCGACGCCACACTCGCCTTCGGCCTCAAGGTGCATGGGGTCGATGTCGATTAGCAATGGGGAGCGCGCCACATCGCGTTTCAGATCGGCGTAGGAATATTCGGTCACAAATTGCGCTCCGCTGGCCTTGCTCGCCAGATCGCTGCCAAGCTGCTCAATGTCAATCCATGGGTCGATGCTGCCCGGGCGCTCACGCTCTTGGAACATCAGCACATCGCGGCCCTTCAGGAAGCAATGGGTGCAATTGCCCTCATAGGGCCACAGGCCCAGATCAAAGCCGAGGGGCAGCGGAAGGGTCGGCTTGCGCGGGTCGAGATTGCCGCCGAGCCAAAAGCGCCACACGTCGCGCTTGGTGGTGCCCGCCTTCAGCATCGGCCAGGCTGATTGCCACCGCTCCCGGCCTTCCTCGTTGCGGGCCTGTTGCTTGGCGATCCGGCGCATTTCATCGGCCCGGAGCCCGACGATATTGCGCCATTCCTCGTAGCCCTGCGCGAGCATGAATTGCTTCATCGTATCGATCTTCAGTTCCGCCGTGCAGAACCGGCTCACCGCATTGGGCAAGTATCGCTTGCGATTGATCAGCGCCCGGAAGGGCTCGCCATCGCGCGAGGCGCTATTGAACCCCACCTCGTCGAACCGCTCGCTGGCGGGCGTCTTGGCTGATTCCCGATCTTTCCATTCAAGCCATCGGATGCGCACGCCCCATCGGGTTGCGCATTCATGGACGAAGCGCAGGGTTTCCTCGCGCTCAAGCCCGGTATTGGCGAAAGTGACATGGCAATCGGCGGGCAGAACGCCGCCATGGGCCCACAGGATTTGAAACAGCATGAAGGCGCTGGTGCGCCCGCCGGAAAAGCTGATCAGCGCCGGGCCTTCGATCCAGAACGGGGAGGCCGGGTCGGGTGCTGGCCACCGCACCCGGCCATCAGGCCGGAAGGGGACGGGATAGTCGAGACCGGCGAACATCACGCGGGCTCGGGCGCGGGGACGCTCTCGGGTAAATCGATCTGCTCGGGGCTCAAGGGCGGCACCTTGCGGAAATGGCGACAGTCGAACGCCGCCCGGGCGTTTTCCTCCGTCGGGTGCTTGCCCGCGTTGCTGAATAGCAGATAGGCGGGCGCCGGGTCGTCGATCACATGGCCCGGAAAGCAGTCGGGCCCATAGACCATCACAACGTCGTAGATCATCGGCGGGCAGGGCTTCTGATCATCGGGCAGCGCGGTGGTATCGGGACCGATGGCCTTCGGCTTGCCGAACGGCTTGATGCACATCGCCTGATCGCCGGGGTTCCAATGGGGTTGCTCGGGCATTGCGTTCTCCTTGGTGGGACGCCCGATCTAGCGCGCCGGGGCGGCTATTGGCAAGGAGCCAGAAGATCGCGTTGCGCAGCGGCGCGGGTCAAAAGCGGCAGGGTCTTGGCGAATTTGGTGGCGCTGGTGCCGTCGATTGAGTCGACGCCAGCCCCGGCACAGATCGCGATCCGCCGGGCGGTATTGACCCGGCCCGTATGGACGTAGAGCCCTCGCGCCTTGCCCCATCGGCCCCACGGTTCGATTGCGGCCAGTTTCCATTCGGTGCTGCCGCCGATGAACAGGCCGACGCGACGATCGATCAGCAGGGGCTCGACATCGGAAAAGGTCATCCCGTCTTGCACCGCGATCAGCAGGCGAGCGTCGCCCAGATCGGCGCGGGCCAGCAATCGGGGGAGCCATAACCGGGTGCGGGCCAAGCTGGCGAGGCAATCGGCGACCACATCGGGGACGACGATGAAATCAGCGCCCGGGCCGAATTGATCAAGCGCGTCGATGAAAGCCGCCTCGTTCCAATCGACGCCTTGGGAGAAGGCGGGCCAAGCGCCATTGTCGAGCGCGTGCCTCATGCCATGGAGCCTCGGGCCCCGGCCATCCAGCGGGCCGACCATCCAGCGCCATCCGGCATCGCGCAGGGCTTCGATATTGCGTCGCGTCGCGGTGCGCGAGGCGTAGCAGATCATGGGGTAAGACTGAAAGGCAGCGGCTCTTGATCGTCAGGAATGCGCGCTTTCCCCCGGGCCATCGGATGCTTCGGCGATCCGCTGGCATTAGTGCCGAGGCAGATCAGATTAAGCGTGCCGATCTGTTCGACCATCGGCGCAATATCGGCGTCGCTGGCCAGATCGCCCCATGCGGCAAGGACCGGCGTGCCCTGTTGGCGCGCGATGTCGAGCGCCTCCCTAACCGCCGCCTCTTGCCCATCGCCCCGGCGACGGACCTCGGCCATGCCCCAAAGCGCGCGGGGGTCACTGGATCGATGGCTGTTGAGATTGATGATCAGGATGCCGCCATAGCCCCACCGCTTGGCCCACTTGCAAAGCCGCTGGACCGTCAGATCGTCCTTTTTTTCATCGGCGGTAGATGGATTGAACATGACGACGACCAGCATGGGAAGCGACCAAGCCCACCGCCGCCAGAGCCAGTAGCGGTGCTTGCGATCATCGGAAAGCACGGCCCCCATGTAGCCCTCGGGCTTGAGCGCGCCGGTCATCGCCGCCTCGGCCTGCTGGCGTGGTTATGATCGACCGGCTTGACGGTCTTGACGCGCCGGGCGCTGGCGAGCGCGAGCGCGACATATTCGTCCAGTTCCTCTTGCGTCAGCAGGCGGTGGCCGCCCGCCCTTTCGATCTGTTCGGCCCGGCGGGCCTCGCTTGGCGTCTGTGGCATTAGAAATCGCCTCCGTATGGGCACCCGCCACACGCGCGGGTGCGATGATCGATCAGCTTTGCAGCTGTCATGCCTTGCTGGCCTTCCATGCCTCGAATGCGATGGCGTGGGCCGGGCAGAGGTCTTTATCGGGCGCCGGGCTGGTGGTGCAGCGGTCGCAGATCGGGGCGTCGCAAGTGCCTGATTTGCGCGACGGGACTTTCCAATCGCACAGCAGGGTGGCGCGCCGGCCGCATTTGCATCGGCGCGTGGGCCCGCAGACGATGGCGTGGCCAAAGCCGCCGGGCGAGGGGATGAAGGTGCAAGCCATCAGACGCCTTCGGGCTTTGATTTCGCCAGCCGGGCCTCCATGGCCGCCATTGCGCGTTCGGCGTCGACGAGGCGGCGGTTCAATGCGGTGCAGCGATTGGCGGTATCGGAGCCCTGCCGGGCGAGGATGGCGCAGCGATCCTCAAGATCTTCGATGCGGGCGCGCAGATCGCGATTCGAGCCCTCGACCGGGCGACAGGTGCAGCCGTTATCGCCATAGACCGCGCCGCCCATGCAGCCGGGGATCATTATCCGGTTCCCGGCCTCGTCATACTCGTAATGGCATTGATCGACCGCGATCATCGATCAGCGACCGCATCGGCGACCCAGATCAGCGTCGCCCCTATGGCCGCCCATATCGCGACCTCGATGTTGCGGCTGGTCAGCCATATCACGATGCCGATGGTGGCCCCGAAGGGTATGCCCACCAGCAAGCCCGCCGCGATCTTGACGAGCAAGTGCCTCACCGCCCGGGCCCGATCTGGCGAGCGTCCATGCCGCGACGATCAGCGGGGTCGCTGATAATTTCGACCGCCGGGGTTTTTGCGTGAGGATGGCCTGCCCGGGCCGGGTTCCAATCCCACGGCGGATCGCTCACGCCCGCTCGAAACGGGTTGGCTCGGGCGTCGCCATACATGGCCCGGAATATCTGCTCCTCCTGCGCGCGGGCGCGGGCCTCGGCCTCGCGGCGCATGAATTCTTCGGACAGGCGCGTCGCGTGGGGACTGATGCGCTCCAAGTCCTCAAGCGTCCATTCGCCCCCTTTGACGCGAAAGGTCGCGGCAGCGGAATGATCTGGGCCGCTCGACAGATCAAAGCCCATCACTTTGCCGGTGGGGAATTTGCGATCAGTCATAGCCGGGGGCCCATCCAATAGGTCTCGTCATTGCGCCGCGCTCGGCTGTTCTCTTGCCGGGTCGAGCGGATCTCATGCCCGGCGCGCCTGATGTGGCAGATCATCACCTTAACGCTCGCGGGACTGACCATTGCCTGGCGGGCAATCTCGTTCCGCGTCAGGCCATCGGGCCCGGCGTCATTGATGACATTGACGATGCGGGTCTGCCCGGGCGTCAGGCCGGTCGCGGCGCTCACGCGATGATCCAGATCAGCAAGGCCAGCGCGGCGATGATCGACCAAGCGAGCGCGCGGGCTTGATAGAATTCGACCGGCCACCAGAGGCCCCGGCGGGCAAAGCCACCCCGGGCGTGCGCGCCATTGCGCGTCCACTTGGTGATTGGCTGGCCGGTGGTCCGGTAGAACGACCAATCGTCGCGCCTGATGACCTGAAAGTGCCAGCACCAGAAGCGCCAGTTAATCCAGAGATTGCTCATTGCCCTACCCTCCTGCAGGCGATCTTGCGCCAGCCGATCCCGAAGATACCGACCGGCCCGATGTCGAGCGCCCAGATCGCGCCAGCGCGCAAGAAGCTGATGGGCCCGAGTTTCCAGATATATTCATCCATGGCGTTTCTCCTTGACCATGTGGTCGGCCAGTTCGGCATCGGCCTCAAGCCCCTTGCGCCGGAATAGCCACGCCGGACCCTCAATTGCCAAGAGCGTCCCGAATGATAGCACGGTGCCCCGGGGGCGATCAGCGCCATCGCGGTGCCGAACCTCGAATTCCTCGACTATCTCAATGCGCGAGCGCGGGAGCCAAATGTCCAGCCGGGCGGCCTCATGCGATAGGTCGCTGGTGCTGACTTGAATCCCCTGCCGGGTGCTGGCGTGGAGCCAGAGCAGGCGGCGCACGGTGGCGGTTGGCCCGCAGCTCACCGGCTTTCCCTCCCGCTCCATGGTTTGAACATTGGCTCAAGCGGTGCTTTGCCAATCGCCCGGCAATTCGCGCACATCAGCCGGGTCTCGACATCGGCCAGCGAGGTGATGTCGATCCAATTATGGTCCGGGCCGAAATGGCAGGCCAGAATGATCTCGGGCGGCACTTGGTCGGGGTCGTTTTCGTCGATCCTGATCTTGCTCGCGTCCATCAGATTTCCCCTTTGAACCAAGGGCGGATCAGCTTGGCCAGCAGATACTCGATCAATTGCGCATCGCCGCGCTGCATCAGATCGGCAATCGTGCGCTTATCGGCCAACAGCACCGCCCGCCCATCGGGTCGCCTGACCTCGAAACGATAGCGGTCGCCCAAATCTCTCGGCTCGGCACTGGTGGCGAACAGTTCGATGACCGTGCTGGCGTCGAGCAGGACGACGCTTTCGGTCGATGGGCCAAGCGATGACAGGGAGCGGGGTGGCTGGACCCTGTAGGGGCGCCCCGCTTCCGCGACCTCAATGAACGTCGCCTCGTCGATCAGGTGCGAGGCAATCTCGCGCGCGAACGCGGACTCGCGGCCAAGCAGGGTGATGATGCGGTCGGCCCAATCGACCAGATCGCGCTCGACCCCCTGTCGGCGACTTCTCTCGCGGCCAGCGGCCTCCCAATGCTTTGTGGCGACAAACCCAAGCCGCTCGATTTCCTTGGCCAGCCGGGCGCGTTCCTCGCGGTGCTGGCGCTTCTGATTTCGTCCGTATCGCTTACCCATGATCGCGGTCCTTTCGGCACCCCGGGCACCGGCCCCTGAAGGGGGCGCGGCGTTGCGGGTTGCACTTATGGCAAAGGTGGTGGGGCAGGGGGCGCAAGATCGCCCGAGCGACCGCGCTATCGAGCGGGGCCGTCATTGCCTGCCCTTTCGCGATAGTGCGCCTCGCACGCCAGCACATCGGCCTCGGCGACGGGTATCTCGGGCGGCGGCTGTCCGGGCCGCCAGCCGTCGTGCGCGGCGACGCTGATCGCCAGAGCGTCCGCGTGGCTATATCGCCCGGCGGCCTCGACCGCGATGCAATAGCCCGAGCGCCCCGGCTTCCACCATGCCCGATGCTCATTCGACCAGATCAGGAATTTCTCGGCGGTCAGGTGGCTTTCAATCGCGTCGATCAGGGCGTCCGTGCATTCCGCGCATTCGGCGGGGCTATCATCATACCCCAAGAGCGGCCCGGCGACCGTGCATCCCCGCCGCCACTCGGCGATCATTTCGAGCGGGCGCATCATCTGTCCCCTCGATCTGGCGCATGGATGGTCGGCAGGCCCCGATTGATGCGCTCGGCGTCCTCAATGGCGTTGCGCAGCAAGCGGATATGTTCCTCGATTTCATCGCGGTCCAAGATCGAGATGCAGGCCTTGCCGGTGCCGGGGTTGGACTGAACGATCGCGGCGAATGAGCCCTCGACCAAGCTGATCGTATGGATGGCCGACTCAGTCATCACATCGCAATCGGCCTGACCGCTATGGGTCGGCGCGCTGATCACGGCGGGCACGGTGCGGGGTCTATTCATTATCGTCTCCCTTCGGGGCGGTGCCATTGCACCAGTTTGCGGAAATCATCGGACAGATCGCCCGCCTCGTTGAAGGCCTCGAAATCGTCGTCGAGCCAATCGGGGTCGTTCCCCTGCTGGAAAGCGCGCCGGACATAGAGCGGCCATGGGTCGCGGCTATTGAGCGGGCGCCGATGATCGAACAGGCGTTCGCCGATGACGATGTGGACGGTTGCGCAATAGATCGACCCGTCGGCCTCGTCCTGTTCGATCAGGAACGAGCCCGGGCGGTTCGTCATGCGAAAGCCGGGGCGATTGCGGTCGTGGGCGATCAGCGCGAGTTGGCCGAGGCACTTGAGCAGATTGGCTTCATTGAAAAGATCGCGGGGGATCTCGCGTCGATAGGTCATTTCCTGATTTTCCTCCGTGGTGGGAATGCGGCGTTTGCCATCAGCCCGGGCTCATAGCAACAGGCCAGGCGGTGCGGACGGCCGATCTGGGCCATCGCTTTCGGGGAGTGCCGGCTCCTTTGGCGAGGCGGCCCGATGATGCTTAAGGCAGCGCCAAGGCCCGGCCATCCCGTCGTGGCTATAGGACGGGTGCCGGGCGTCGCAATCGGCGCAGCGGTCGGGCTTCCATGGCACGAACGGCTCCCGATCTGGCCGGGGCCGATAGTTGCGCGGCAAGGGCGCGCGTCGATCATCGTAGCGACCCATCAGGGCGCGGTGGCGATCATCACCATGGCGAGCGCCCAGACGATGGCGATGCCAGCGACCGCGATGGCGATGCGCTTGCTCGTCCGCTGTTCCTGCGCCTTGAGGCTTTCGGCTGTCAGCGTGCGGCAAACGGGGCAGCGGATATAGCGCGACGGATAGGCGAAATTGCATTCGTCGCAGACGACCTCGCCATCATGGGGCGGGACGACCCGGCTCAATTGACCGACCCCTGCGCTTCGGGTTGCATCTCGCTGCCCGGGATGCGCGCGACGAACGCGGGCCTCGTCGGCGTCGGTTGAAAGCCCCATTGCCGCAACTGATGGGCGAGGCCTTCCAAGCCGCTCGGCCAGAACATCGGCTTGCCGATGGGGCCGTGGTTCCGGCCTTCGATATAATCGGTCAGCCATCGCTCCATCCCCTTCGACTCCGGGGTTTTGATGGGCGAGTTCATGATGCGCAGCAAGCGGACGCACAGATTGGAGAGGGTCAGCTGTCCGGCGAATTGCTGCGCGTCCTTGAGGATCTGGGCGGCGGGGGGACAGCCGGGCAGATAATGGCCGCGCTCGTTGAGCAAGTGCAAGATCGCATCGCTAATCTGTTCGGGCCGCTGCATTTCCGTTGCGATCAACAGGTCGCGCAATTCATCGCGCAGCGATGGTGGGCTCTGATCATCAGGCTTGGCGGGTTCCGGGGTGGTATGGCCAGCGAGGAAATCGGGGAGGTCGGGGAGGTCGGTCATTGCTCGGTTCCTTCGATCCAGTTGATCAGTTGTTCGAATTCGGCCTCGGCCAGCCATTCGGCGCGGGTCTTGCGTTCGGCGATGAACATCGCGGCCTTTTGCACGAAGTCGCGGACCTGTTCGGCCTCGTCCTCTTGCCCGGCGAAATAGTCGAGGTAGCGCAGCACATCGGCGGCGGTCGGCGTGCCATAAGCCTCGGCCATGACATCGACGCGACCAGTGCCATTGCAGCGCGCGCATTTGCCGCCCCGGCATTCCTTCCCGCTGCCGGGTGGGTCGCATTCGGGACAATCGCCCCTGATCGGTTGCCACTGGCATTCGGTCGAAAGCACATGGCGGCCATCGTCCAGCCGGATGATCGCGCGGCCCGGGGCCTCGGCGTCCTCGCGCACGAAAGTGCCCTCAATGATCTGGCTGCTGTCGTAATCGAAAGAGACCCGCGCCCGGACCCCCGCATAGGGCCCCTGCTTGGGGAAGGTGGTGGCGGTGATATTGCTCTCGGTGCCCATGTTCATTGCTCCTTGGTGGGTTCGACGAGGACTGACCAGACCTCGAAATCGGGGTAATCGCGCGCAAAGTCCTCCTTTGCAAGTGAGGCGGCGCCCGCCTCCCCGCCAGCCTGGACGATGACGAGCCGGTGCTTCAGCTTGCGCGACGGGCGCTCGACCTCGCGGCTGTGGCCATCGACCAGCGCGACGACGGTGTGCGGCTTGCCGTGCCCGATGATTGAAACGGCAAAGCGCGGGTCAGGGGGCGTCTCTCGCATCAATCGTGCCGCTTTCCGTCATCGGCCTGCGCTGGCCAGAAGGTATATCCATTGATCGAGACGGGCCGCTCGGGGTCGAACAGCGGGTCGGGGGTCGAGATCCGGAAGGCTACCAGATCGGCCACCCCGGCACGATTCCAGCGCGCGGGGGCGACATCGGCCTCCGGTCCATCAAGCCCGCATTGCTTGGCGTTCATCACCAGCAGCAAGCCGCGATCGTCCTCGACCGCATAGCGCACCGCGCCTGATCGCTTGATGATGACCGCCCTGATCTGGCCGTCGAAATCATAGTCGCCGCTGCGCTTCTGGACGCGCCGACCGATGTGCGTGCCTGGCCGGGCCCCGCGCTTCGGGTCGCCGATCTGGTCCGGGTGGGCGTGCTTGAGGAATTCGCTCGCCCACGACAGATCGCCAGCGGGCCGGACGTTGCTCGGCTCGGGCTGGCCGCGCCTGATCGGTATGGCCCGGCGCTCGGCTTGCTCGCGCGATGCGACGTTCGGCAGATCGATGCGCACCGGTTCCTCGTCGCCATGCGGGCCCAGATCGACCGGCTCGTTGAGGTGCTTGGCCAGATCGTCGAATGAGCCCTCGTCGATCCCCTTGATCGTCTCGCCATCGACTATCGCGAGACTGATCTGGCGCAAGACCTCGGCGGGGTTCTGGTTCATCAGCCATTGCTCCAGCTTGTCGGCCATCGTGGCATTGCGTTTCGATTTCGCCGCTGCTTGAGCGCGACCATAGCGATCGCAGCGCGCGGCAGCGGCCATTTCCCGTTCGTAATGATGCGCCTCATAGGAACGGAACAAGGCCGACGCCTCGGCGATCAGATCAGCCGCCGCACGGAACCGCTCGGTCCAATGATCCTGTTCCTCGCGATGGATGGCCCCGAGATAGGCCTTGAGCCCCCGGGCGGCGGCCTCGGTTGATTCCGCACCGCGCAGCAAGGCGATGATCTGGTCCGTCACCTCGTCATCAGTGCCCGGCTCAAGCACCCACGCGGCCCCGGCCATGAAGGCGTCGATCATCCGCTGCTCGACGCTTGCCCGGCCAACTTGAGGCGGGATCGGCTCGCGATTTCCTACATCGGCCAGCCATTCGCCAGCCGCCTTACGCGCACGCGCGCACGCGAGATTGTCGCTCATATCTTGGTCCTTTCATGTGGGCGGTCGGCCCCATCGGCCTCACCCCCTTGTAATAATCTTGCGCCAGTGGGGCTTTGCCCCTCTCCCCGGCTCTCCCCTATCGGGTGTCCTTCCCGGCGCAGGCGGTATCGTGCGCGCTGGCCCTTCTTGCCTGTCTGCCCGGCTTGAGCGCGGAGGCGTGCAAGGCGCATGGCTTCCCGCTTATCGCTCTCCCCGGGCTTTCCGACATCGGTGCCTCGATGTTTGATCGCGCAATCGGCGTGCTGGACGCGCCAGCCGCCCCCGGGCTTTCGCTCAAAGTGCCCTTCGCCAGCGGGGCAATGTTCGCCGCAGCGATAGCAAGTGCCGGGGTGCTTGTTCCTCATCGGTCGATGTTCCGTTCCTCGACGGTGAAGGTGAGGGCGACCAGATCAGGATTGTCGGCCCATCGCTCGCCGGGCTTGTCGTGGAGGCTGTCCCACAGGTCCATGAACCAGTCGCGGGCGGCATCCAGATGCACGTCGGGGTCGGTGCTGATTTTCGGCACCATCCAATGCCCTTCGGCGCGGGCGTCCTCGCGGCTGATCGATTGCAATGGCATCAGGCGCACATCGGTGACGGTCAGGGTGAGGCGCGAGGCCCATCGGGGCATGTGGATGGACGGCACCCATGGGCCAGCGAACGGGAGATCGAAATCGAGTTCGTTCGATTGGGTCGAAAGGTTCTTTCGGTCTTGGCCCGCCTTGGTGCCGTAGCTGGCGATCTGGCCCCATTGCTCGCCAGCCTCGGGGGTCTGGTCCAGATCGATGCGCCGGCCATCGGCGCGGCACTGGTAGAAATCCCACCCGTCATCGTTCTCGGCGGCGCGGAAAGTCTCGCGGACCCACAGGCGGTCGCCTGGCTCAGATTGCGCGAGCGGGCTTGAGGCGAGGCGTCGGGTCTGGGTCTTGCGGCCATCGACGAGCGCACAGATCATCGGGCCCGAGAAAATGATACCGCGATCAGTCATAGTCGGGTTCCTCCGGTTCGTTGGTGGCGGGGTCGCTCAGGACTTCATCGTCGAAGCGTTCGGCCTCGGCATCGGTCAGGGTGACGCGGGGGGCCTTGGGGTCATTGGCATCGGCCAGTAGCCAAGCGTCCGTGATGGTGATTTCCGGGGGCTCGCCCGGGTCATAGTCCTCGGGCAGTCCGAACAGGCCAGAGGGCGCCGAGCCACCGCGGATTTCGTAATCGACCTCAAGTTCCGTCTCGCCATCATCGCGCACGAATATTCGGGTGCGGGTCATCGGATGCACTCCCCGTCGAGGCGGTCGGCCTTATCGGCGGCGTCGATCAGGTCTTGGGCGATCTTGCGGGCAATCTCAGGCGTGGTCATGGACGGAAAGTTCATCCCGCTGCGCTGCCGCATGGCGATGATGACGGCCGATTTCGTTTGCCCGATCTGATCACCAGAGGCGGTCCCGATACCAACCAGATCGCCTTTGCTATCCGGCGAGACGACTTCGCCAATGCTCGGGTCGAGCATTATGACCTCGCGGCCAGTCAGTTCGGGTGCGAGAAAAATATCTTCCTGTGCCATGCGGCAATTTCCTTTCGTGCGGTGGGGTTCTCACCAAGCATCGGCGAATCCGTGCTTGCGAGCGATTGCGGCGAGGCGGCCCGACCCGATCTGGTCCTTGAAGCGGGTCGCCGCTCCGGTGCCGTCGTCGCCAATCTGGAGAAGCTGACCGCCGCCCATCGCCTCGCTGATCGAGAAGCGGACGCGGTGGCACATCAGCGGATAGGTGCCGGGCCCGAAGTGGGCCAGCAAGGCCTCCCGGATGGGCCTGACCCCATCGGGCTCGCCATCGAACAGGAGGATTGGTGCATCCGGCGCCCGATAGGTCTTGGTGGGGCTCGCGCCGGTTCGGGCGTGCTGGTGCCTGACCTTGGCGTCGAAGCGCCTGAGCGACGAGGTATGATCTTGGCTTTGCGAAATGACCGCCCGGATGGTGGGCAGGATCGTGCCTTCCAGATCGATACCGGCGTCGAGCCATTCGCGGGTCAGATCGTAGGCGTCGGCGATCCGCCGGGCATCGGTGGGCACAAAGCCAGCCGCCGCACTGATCGCTTGCCACGCCTTTTCGATCTGGCCCCCCCTACCCAATGAGTCCGACGTTCGATCGTTAGACTCTGAGTTCTGAGACTCTGTCGCGCGCGCACGCGAAGGGATTTTTGCGTCCGCATCTTCGGAAATGGCGGAACTCTGGGATTTCTTCGATTTTTCGCGGCCACTTAGTTGAGAATTATCTCGCTTTTTCGTGCGGGTTTTCTTGCTGGATAAATTCGAGATATTCTCGTCGAAAGGCAATTCGGCATCATCGCCATGCCACCGGGCGATGGCTGCGGAGCGGGCCTGATCTGATTTCTTCGACCGCTCGCCGACCTCTTCGATCATGCGGCGATTGCCAAGGAGGCCGTTGCGGCTTTCCAGCTTGCCCAGATCGATCAGCTTGTCGATGATCTGGCCGCAATGGCGGGTCGAGCGACAGCCAGCCCGGCCAGCGAGCCATCGGCGGTCGTCCTCAATGGGCGCACCGCGCTCGGCGATCAGGAAAAGCACCACCGCATAGACCCCGATCTGCTCGGCGGTCATATTGGCGGCACCCACCCCTTGCAGGAAATCGCCGGTATAGACTTTGATCCAAGGCGCGTCAGCCACAGGCAGGGCCTCTGGCGGGGGCGTCTGGCATTCGGATAATCAAGGCTGGCTCCCCGGCGGTTCTGTGGTGGTCGAGGCCCTGTTGGCCGACGGACTTGAGTCGGAGCAACCCCCGGATGGGGACAGCTGATGCAATCGGGCGTCCAGGCGGGCGGGAAAACGCAGAATTATTTGCGCCTTAACCGTTATTCGCTTCGCTGCAATGGTTGCAGCCGCTATACGAAGGACATCGGAAACGAAGCCCGCCACAGAGATAAAAACATGACCCGCACGGATACCACTTTCGCCTGCCCCCGGACCCGCCAGATGGACCGCCGCGTTTTCCGCTGGTGGTTCACCGAGGTGGTCCGCGAGGAGGTCGCCAACGACAACATGGACGCCGCCGCTTGGTGCGCGATGATGTCGGACGTTGCCGCCTCTTGGGCCGACCGCCCCGCCTTCGCCGCCCATCGCGCCGATGTGATGGCACAGGTCCAGCGGGTCCGCCGCGAAAACCGCCCCGCCGCTGTCTAACCCACCCCACCACGGAGAAGCCCCATGTTCATAATTTGCACCGACCCCTCCGACCATCGCGCCGGAAGCCAATTGTCCGTCACGCCCTCGGGCGATCTGGTCGGCATCTGTCGCGCTAACGAGCGCGCTGAATTTGCTGATCGAGAGGGGGCCGAGGCCCTTCTCGCGACTGTGCCCGAGCGCACCCGGGCTTTTCATTTCCTGATTGTGCACGAGACGCGCCCGGCGCGGCATGTAGGCGGCAATGGCTGGATGGTCGGGCACCCGGGTTACGACCTCGCCTGATCGCTCGCCAGATCGAGCCAAGGGCCTCGGGGGGAACCCCGGGGCCTTTTTCGTTGCGGCCATCATCGCGGGCCCTCCGGGCCTGTCAACTCGCGCCGGGTGGTCGGATTGGGCAAGCCAAGGAGGCGGGCCCCTTCATGGACGAGCGGGCGCCCGGGGAGGCCTATGCGATAGTCAGGGCGGCGGGTCGATTTCATCGGTTGCGCCGCCGCCATTCGGCCTCTGAGCATCGCCCGAGCGGCAAGGCCTTATGCAGGGGGTCGATGATGGGCCCGTTCGCCAGATCGCGGAGATCTTGCTCGTCGAGCGCGCCGCCATGATCGTCGGCCCACTGGCGGGCG